AGAACCAATTGAGCGTCTATATATTTTTTTAACTTCTATTACTTCTTGTCCTAAGGTATATGCGTTTTGGTCTATTACTGTAGGTAGAAACATATAGCTTTCTTCCACTGAATTGTCGGATCTTTGTCTAAATCTATCAAGTGAATCCTGTAAAGCTGTCTCATAGTGAGGTGGATCTAGCTCTACTTCTACCATACCACCACCTAGCATATTGTATACGTAGTCAAAGATTTCTTGCTTTTGTGTTGCTAAATCTGCCATTTTATATGTCTCTATAGATATTTATCAAGGACCTTGCTATGAATAAATATAACATATGCCAAGAATTAGTCTATATAAACCAGAGAAGGGCCATGATTACGCTTTTCTAGATAAAACAGTTAATGAGATGTTTACTGTGGGTGGTACTGATGTATTTGTACACAAATACCTTGGACCTAAGAATCCTGAAGAAGCAGATGCTACATCTAGCCAACCAAGGTATAATGCTGTTAAAGAAACAAATATTCAAGATATGTTATTCCTTGAAAACAGGGACAGAAAATATGATTCTAGCATTTATCAATTAAGAGGCATTTACAACGTACAAGATATTGACTTTGATATGAGTCAATTTGGATTATTTTTACAAAATGATACGTTGTTTATGACTATTCCTATATCTACATCTGTAGAAACTTTAGGTAGAAAAGTTATGCCAGGAGATGTATTCGAATTACCACATCTTAAAGATGAACACGCCTTAAATGATTTTAATTTAGCATTAAAAAGATACTATGTAGTAGAAGATATAAGCAGGGCGGCAGAAGGATTTAGTGTATCGTGGTATCCTCATTTATATAGAGTAAAATTAAAACAAATAGTAGACAGTCAAGAATTTAAAGGCATACTAGATTTACCTGCAGAAGAAGGATCAAGTCAAACATTAAGAGATGTATTATCCACTTATGAAAAAGAAATGCAAATTAATAATGCCGTTGTTGCTCAAGCAGAAGCAGATACTAAAAAAAGTGGATATGAAACTAGTCATTTATATACATTACAAGTAGATAAACAAGGTAGAAACGAACTTGTTACAACAGATACAAGTACGTTAGATGCTAGTACACAAAATGAATTAGCAGATAGAGTACATCAAACACCTGAAAGAGAAGGGTATGATGGATACTTATTAGGTGATGGTCTTGCACCTAATGGTGAAGTATTTGGTCATGGAATTACTTTCCCAACAGGATCTATTAAAGGTGATTATTATTTAAGAACTGACTTTTTACCAAATAGATTATTTAGATTTGATGGTTCAAGATGGATTAAAATGGAAGATGCATTACGTATGACACTAACTAATACAGATGCAAGAAATACAATGAAGACAGGGTTTGTTAATAATACAGCAACTAATACAATAGGTGGAAAATCAGTACCTGAAAGACAAAGTTTGTCTAAAGCACTTAAACCTAAGGCAGATAGTTAATGAGACTTAGAGAATTTTTAGGAGGCGTGTGGGGTATTCCTATACCGGGCACAGAAAAAGCAGTAGGACTTAAAAAAGTTACTCGAAAATATATGGGTAAAGTTAGAACTTTTTATGAACCAACAAATAAAAAAGCAAATGAAAAATTTAAATTAGAGAAGAAATAATGCAATTTTTTTACGACGGACAAATTAGACGATACATAACTCAAATTATTAGACTAATGAGTAACTTTAGCTATAAAGATGGTGATGGTGTTTTAAGACAAATACCTGTTATGTACGGAGATATGACTAGACAAGTTGCTCATATTGTTAGAGATAATTCAGAAAATAAAATCCCATCAGCTCCAAGAATGGCAATATACATTACTAATTTAGAAATGGCTAGAGACAGATTAGCAGATGCTACTTACGTTAGCAAAATTCACGTAAGAGAAAGAAAATATGATGAATCAGGAAAAGAATATTTAAATGTTCAAGGAGCAAATTATACTGTTGAAAGATTAATGCCTACGCCTTATACATTAGGAGTAAGTTGTGATATATGGTCTACAAACACAGAACAAAAATTACAAATTTTAGAACAAGTTATGATGTTATTCAATCCAAGTTTAGAAATCCAAACTACAGACAATTATATTGATTGGACTAGTTTAAGTGTAGTAGATTTAACAAGTGTACAATTTAGTGGAAGAACAATTCCAACTGGAACAGAAAGTGAAATAGATGTAGCTACTTTAGGATTTACAACACCTATTTGGATAAGTCCGCCAACTAAAGTTAAAAAATTAGGAGTAGTAACTCAAATTATTACTAGCATATACAATGAAAAAACAGGTAATATTGACCTTAGTCAAACAATGCCTGAATTACAAGCATATCAAGATGATTATACTAAAAGTATTAAAGCAGATATTGTTAAAACAGCTGATGGTAAAATTGATACTAGTGTTGCTTACAAACCAGATGTTGATAGTATTGTAGGAACTACAGGCATTCAATATGATGTACTTGTAATGAATAATATTGCACAAATAATAGAAAAAGGTGTTGTAGGAAATGTAAATTGGAATTCTTTATTAGATAGATTACCAGGAAATTACAAAGCAGGAATTAGTACATTATATTTGAATAGAAAAGATGTAAGCACAAGAATTACTGGAACGTTTGCAGTAAACACTTTAAATGAAAATCAATTAATTGTAAATTGGGACACAGATTCTATTCCTACTGACTCTGTTATTCAAGGATATGCAGACGCAAAAGGTACAGTAGATTTTATAATAGATCCATCAACTTATAATCCATCAACTACAAAAGTAGCAGGTCAAAGATTATTATTACTAGGACCTGTAGGAGATGCAGGAAATCAAGACGGTCCAGATGCATGGAAAGGTAATGCAGGAGACTTTATAGCAGAAGCTAATGATATTGTAGAATGGAATGGAACAGATTGGACAATAATTTTTAATGCAAGTGCTAATAATTTAGATGATTCAACAGCATTTACACCTACCTATATTACCAACCTTAATACAGGCATTCAATATAAATGGGATGGCACAAATTGGTTATTAAGTTTCGAAGGCGAATATCGTAAAGGAACCTGGAACATCTCTCTTTAAGATAATTATTTACATGACCCAGAGAATAATTGGTTGCGGAGCACTTTTCTATACTTTAGACACCCAACGTTTTTTATTATTACATAGAACACAAAGCAAACAAAACCATGTTTGGGGTTTAGTTGGTGGTACAACTACTACTGATTCTAATGCGTGGGTAGGTTTAAAAAGAGAAATTAAAGAAGAGATAGGTGACCAAAAAATTATTAAAACTATTCCAATGGAAACTTTTATCAGTAATGATGAAAATTTCTTATATCATACATATCTCTGTTTAGTCAAAAATGAATTTATTCCTAAATTAAACAAAGAACACGACGGATATTCGTGGGTGACTTTTGGTAGATGGCCAAAGCCTTTGCATCAAGGATTAAGAAAAACATTACAAAATAAAACTAATCAAACAAAATTAGAAACAGTTTTTAAAATGGTTAAATTTATAACATGATTAAAATAATTGGTGATATTATGCTAGATGTATGGGTAGAAGGTCAAGCTAATAGAGTTTCACCTGAAGGACCTGTATTAGTTTTAAAAGAACAAAATAAAAGATATAGTATAGGTGGTGCTGGAAATGTTGCAGTTAATATTGCAAATTTAAAAATATTTTGTGAATTATATGGTGCAGTAGGACAAGATGACTCAGGTAAAAAATTAATAAAATTATTTTTGACACAAGAAATACATCCTAAATTAAATTATGACCATTCTGTTACAACTACTAAAACTAGAATAATAGGTCAAGGTGGTAAACACGTATTAAGATTAGATAAAGAAGAAAATTATTCTAATGAAATTATTGTTGACTGTAAAGAAAATGATATAGTAATTGTTAGTGATTATAATAAAGGTGTTATTAAAAAAGATACAATATCTAAATTATTAGAAAAAACAAAATATGTAATAGTTGATCCAAAACAAAGTGCAGATACCTATGATGGAGCTTATATTGTTAAACCAAATATGAAAGAATACAAAGAATGGAATGGTGTATTTTCAATTAGTGATGCTCTTAAATTTATGCGAGATCATCAATGGACATGGTTAATAGTTACAGATGGTAGTAATGGTGCTCATGTATTATCTACTACAGGTGAATATCAATTATTAAAAGAAAAAGCAAAAGATGTTGCTGACGTCACAGGTGCAGGAGATACATTTTTAAGTGTATTAGCTTATGGTATATCCAAAGATATTAATGTATTTGAATGTTGTAAATTAGCGTGTATGGCATCAGCTAGAAATGTAGAACAACGTGGTGTTGTTCCTGTTACTTTAAATGATTTACAAAAAGGAGTTATTTTTACTAATGGAGTATTTGATATTTTACATATAGGTCATTTAGAATTATTAAAATATGCAAAAAGTTTAGGTAAAAAATTAATTGTTGGAATTAATAGTGATGCTAGTGTTAAAAAAATAAAAGGTCCTGATAGACCTATTAATGATGTTGATAAAAGAGTTAAACAATTAATGATGTTACCGTGGGTAGATGAAGTTAAAGTTTTTGAAGAAGATAATCCACACAATCTTATGAAAGAAATTATGCCAGATATTATAGTAAAAGGCGGTGATTGGACTGTAGAAACAGTAATAGGAAATGAACTTGCAGACGTCAAAATTTTTTCAAGAATAGAAGGACATTCTACAAGTGATATAATAGAGAAAATTAAAAATGAAAGATAAAATTATAACTGTTAATGATGTATTAAGTACTGAAGATTTTGAAAAATTAAGAAATAGAATAATGGATAAAAGTTTTCCTTGGTACTATTATGATTATGTTGTAGGAGATGCTATGGCAAAACCAGGTACATCAGAATATCAACAACAATTTGTACATCAATTTCAAGAATTTAGTAAAATTGTTACACAAGGAGAAAATTGGGAAATTTTAATGCCAATTTTTGCAGTTTTAGATCCAATAAACTTTGTTAGAATTAAAGCTAATCTTATTCCAAAAGCCGATAAAGTAGTTGTTCACGGATACCATATAGATACTATTCATCCTTGCTCACTTACAGCAATATTTTATGTTAATACTAATAATGGATATACTGAATTTAAAAATGGTGTACAAATACCTAGTGTTGCAAATTCAATGGTTATTTTTCCTAGCTATCTAAATCATTCAGGTTCTACTTGTACAGATGAAAAAGTTAGAATAGCAATTAATATTAATTTTGTGCCAATTCCAGATAGCAAATATTCTTATTTGTCTATACCAGAAGAAATATGTAAATTAACTAGAGATTGGCAAACAGACGGATACTAATGAATATTTTAATAACAGGATATAAAGGATTTATAGGACGTAATTTGTTTGCATATTTACAAACTAAAGGACATACTGTAGAAGGTTATGATTATATAGAAAATTCTTTCCCAGATCCATCAAAATATGATTGGATAATTCATTTAGGAGCAATTTCTAAAACTACTGAAACAAATGTAAACAAAATAATGAAACAAAATTATGACTTTAGTATGAGGTTGTTACAATTATGTGATACTATGGGAACAAATTTTCAATACGCCAGCTCTGCTAGTGTATATGGAACTACAGGAAATTTTAATGAAGAAGGTTCTGTTTATCCTATGAATGCTTATGCATGGAGCAAATATTTCTTTGATCGTTTTGTAGAATCTGTAGATAAAGATGGATTTCAAATTCTTGTTCAAGGATTTAGATATTTTAATGTGTATGGTCCTCATGAAGAAGATAAAAAAGATCAAGCGTCACCTATAACTAAATTTACAAAACAAGCTAAAGAAAATAAAGTAATTAAAGTTTTTGAAAATAGTGAAAATTATATGAGAGATTTTGTTTGTGTAAGTGATATATGTAAAGTACATGAACAAATGTTAACAACAGATACAAGTGGTATTTTTAATGTAGGTACTGGTAAGTCTACTAGTTTTTTAAGAATAGCTAAAATTATTGCTGAAAAATACAATGCCAAATTAGAAACAATACCTATGCCAACAAATTTAAGCAAACAATATCAAACTTATACTTGCGCCGATTTAACAAAATTAAATAAACATATAGACATTAATTGGAAAACAGTTAAGGAATTTATCGATGATCAATAAACTAGGTAAAAGAGAAATGGGTTGGGGCTATGAATTAATATGGGCATCCAGCGACAAATACTGTGGAAAAATTATGGTCTTTACTAAAAAAGGTGCAAAATTTAGTATGCATTTTCATAAAGACAAAGATGAAACTTGGTTTTGTAATAGTGGAGTATTCAAATTACATTGGATTGATACTAAAGATGCAACCTTATATACTAAAGAATTTAAAGAAGGTGAAACTTGGTACAATCCACCATTAATGCCTCATCAATTAGAATTAGTATCTGATCATGGTAGCGTATCCGAAGTTAGTACACCTGATCATTCTGAAGATAATTATAGAGTTATAAAAGGCGATAGCCAATCCAAAAAAGACAATCCTGAAAAGAAATAATTACGCTTGAGCTTCTGACCAACGCAGTGTAACTGTACCGTTAACTGCTCCAGCACCTGATGTTCTGTATACGTTAATTGCTAACGCATCTGGACCATTAGGAAATGTTCCTCTTCCACCTAATGTAGTATTAGTCAATTCCTTGATCGGATGAAGAGATAATGTTGCTCTTTCACCTGGCTGTGCAACGAATGAAAAGATCGTTTCACCTGGTTGTGCATATGGTGGATTACCAAATAAGAACGTAACACTTGCACCTGCGGCAATAGCCCCGGTAGACGTTTGTGAAAACGTTACTTTGTAATAATTTGTACCACCACTAACTGGACCATATCTTGCTATTGGATCCACACTAATAACTGATGTACCAGCTGGAAAATTAGCGTCTTCTAATTCTGTACCTTGTGTGGCATTTGAAGCTTCCCATGAAGTTGGATCCATGTACAAGTAGTTTGTATTAGTTAATGTACCTCCCATAGAAAACGTAATAGGTGTTCCCATTGGAATACCACCGTGATTATTACTGTAGTATGCTAGGTAGTAATAAGAATATTCATAAAGCTCTGTAATAATTGTATTTGCAGGGAAACTACCACCACTTACTGAATCTCCTACTTTAATATTTCTGTCATCAAAACCATTGTTGTTTCCTGGACCATCTTCTTTTAACCAGTATGAATAATTGTTATACCAAGTACCCATGTTCCACCAGTTGTTTGTAACTTGAGTTGAAATTGCCGCCGATGTGTCTGCTGTTGCTGTAACCTGAGTTGCACCACCGTTCCAGTTAACCGAACCACCTGCCGCTATTTGAGCAAATGATGGTTGACCACCTTGTGCAGTTCCTGACAGTCCCGTCCAACCTATATCACTTGGATCAATTGGATAGTTTTGAGGATTAATCACTCCTTGTACAACAAGTGAACCTGGATTAGAAGACATAGGTTCTGTTGTAATTTCTATACCTTCAAGTAGCAACTGGGCTCTGTTAAGCAAGTCTCTGTCTCCAAGGTCTCCTGTTAAAGCGTTAGCAACTGATGGTGCTAATCTTATTAGGAACACAGTTTTTTTCGTAGTTGATAATTCTAAATTCGTTGCTGAGTAACTAAACAGATATCCACGTTCTTCATCAAAGTCACCATCTGTTATGTAAGATGATCCCCAGTGTGATATAATTGGACTTGCTGAGTTACTAATTAATACAACTCCTGTATTTCTAAAGTGTTCAGCCGCCGGACCTGCTGTATATGATCTAGTAGCTCCTGCAGAAAAGTTAGTTAATTGAGTTGCTCTAGTAACACCTGTTAATTTATTACCAGTAACAGTTGTGTATGTTATAATTTCATTATCTATATAAAGTGTTCCGCCACCTGGTGGGAAGAAAGAAGCATCTATTAATCTTATTGTTGTATCTCCTGCAGTTAAATTATCTGAAAGTTTACCATTAGGACCTTCATTTGTAACTTCATAACGTACAGGTTGGTTACCTGTTCTCATATATGCTTCTGTATTGATGTTAGAATTTCTCATTCTGTGACAGAAAATAAAGTTACCATCACCACCTCTAGTCATATAGTCAATAAATCCTGCTCCATACCAGGACATTTGTAAACCGATCATCTGCATCTTAGATACATTTAAATCATATCCACTAGCTCCTGTTCCGTCTACTCTATCTAAATTCCAGTTAGCTTGTTTAACTTTTTTATCAAATACTAAACAACTTTTAACACCAGATGAAGCATTAACTCCTCTATAGTCTGGAGTAACATTCATTGTTACATTATCCGTAACACTAGATACAACGTGAGTCATACCTCTTATTACTATTCTATCACCTGCTTTTAATTGTTCTCTAAATCTTGTTCCTGTTCCTGCAATTGTATTAGAATCAGGATTTACTGAAATTGTTCCTGCTAATTGTCTTGTAGCTGTTCTTTGTACAAGATTTAAGTTTACACCATCATATTCCCAGAAAATTCCATTTTGATCATCAAATATACCTGATCTTACAGTTGCACCATTCCAATTTTTTAATGATACTTGTGGTTGATCTTTAAATTCTGGAGTTAACATACTTAAAGTACTTTGAGCAGTAACTTTAAATGTTCTTTCATTTACTATTTGAGTTACTGTATAATCATCATTAAATTCTTGTTGTGCTATTCCAATTAATGTTATAATTGCACCAACTTGTAAACCGTGATCAACTTCATCTGTAGTAACTGATATAACTGAACCAAGTGTTTTACCTTCTGCTACAATATTTAAAATATCATAAGAAGGAGCAAACAAGGCACCCGTTGTATACATTATACCTTTACCTGATTGATATCTAATATATTTTTTAGATTGTCTTATCGCCTGTGCACCATGTTGTGGTCCACCTGTTCCTAATTGTACACCTCCATCAAATGGTCTATGTACGAAGAATGAATCTGGTCTAACATATACGAATCCAGACCAATCCTGATCCGTAATTTGTCCTGGAGCTCTAGCTTGGAATCTTAATTGATTAGTTGCTGGAAGTTCTGTAACAAGGAATGGTCCTGATGCTAATAAATGATTATTACTTCCATTATCAGATCCAATAGTTACTAAGAAACCATCTCCTGGAACTAAACCGTGTGGTGTTAAAAATTGTACTTGTATTGTTGCTATCGCACTATAAGTTATTGTAGATGAAGAAGGTAAAACTTGTGTAGTTGCATCTGATAAAGTAATAGATGAATAAACTGATACACCTGTTCCTGTTACTGCACTACCTGAATGAGTACATTGTGTTATACCACCAAATGAATTTACAGCTTGAACAGTAATACTGCAATCATGCGTAGGTGTTCCTCCACCTAAACTTGAACCGGAAACTACAATTTGATCTCCTACATTATAACCTGTTCCTAAAGATGAAACTGTTGCTTCTGTATATGTAGTTGATGAATCATTTGTATATGATCTAGTTATGTAGAATACTGCTCCAACACCAGCCTGTGGTCTATTACTTCCACCTATTAATGTTCCTACAGCACCAGTACCTGTGTTAGCACTTCCAGTAGCAGTTACGCCTGTTATTCCGCCTGTTGATACTGCATCTATTGATGTAATTTCTAATGATAAATCATTTCCTGGTGAAGCACCATATAATGTTGATCCAGAAATTTTAACTATTTGTCCTACCCAGAAATTTGTACCTGCCTGTGCAATTGCATCTACAGTATAATTTCCACCTGAAATACTAATATCAAATGCTTCACCTTGACCTATTCTTTTTGATGTAGGTGCATTTGTATATGTTTGAGTATTAGCCGCGGTTCCTGTTACTGCACTAATGGCTGTAATACCACCTGATCCGTCAACTGTTGAAATAGTAAATGAAGCGTCATTGCCAGGTGTTGCACCACCTAAGTGTGTTCCTAAAATTGTTATTTGTTCTGTTCCTACAAATCCTGATCCTATCGCTACTACTGTGGCTGTATAAGCTGTTCCTACTCTTTGAATTGTAAATGTTGCACCTGTACCTGATTGGTTTGTAGTCCATCCTGGTATCGTTGAACCATCCCATTCTGGTATTTCCGTATATGTTACGTCTCCATCAGTTCCTGTTCCACTAACAGCTAATCCTGTAATAGACCCGTCTGCGTCTACGCTAGACACTCTAACGTATGCATCATTGGTCGTATTAACTCCGCCCAAAGCCGAACCAGAAACTTCTAATATATCATTTACTACATAAGCCATTGATTCAGGTCCTGGTAAAGCATTACCACTATCTGTCCAATTACCTTGTACAATTGCGTCATTGGCTCCTAATGCTGTATCCAATGTAATTGTTAAATCGTGTGTAGGAGATAAGCCTCCTAATGTTGTTCCTGATATTTTTAATTCTTGACCTAATGTATAATGTTCTCCAACTGACGTTACTGTAACATTACTATAGCTACCACCACCGCCTGCGTTAGTAACACTAAATTGAGCTCCTGAACCTACATAGTTGTTAGCTGATGTTAATCCAGTCCAGGATTGTGTGTTTACGGCTGTACCTGTAGGTGTAACACTTGTTATTCCACCTGAACCGTCTACAGTTGCAACTGTTAATGTACAATCATTTGTTGTTGATGCACCACCTAAATTACCACCATCAATTGTTATAGTATCATTTTGTGCGTAATTTGTTCCTAATCCTGTTATAACTGCTGAATAAGTTGTACCTGTTCTTGTTACGTTAAATTGTGCTAATGTTCCTGAACCACTTGTAGTAAATGCTGGGTTTGAGTATGTTACTACTGCATCAGGAGCCGTACCTGCAGATGAATGACCTGTTATTACTCCTGAACTTTCACCAGTAACTCTAATTAATAATTCATTAGTATCTCCAACTCCACCAAATTCTGTTCCTGCAAATCTTAATGAATCATTAACAATGAAACCAGTTCCACCATTTGACATTGTAACGGCACTAAAAGTATTATTCAATATTGTTATGTCCCAAATAGATCCAGCACCATTACCGCCTGCGTATGCAGGAGTTATAGCTGTATATGTTTTACTTGCCAATGCTACTGAATATGTTCCAGCTGTTTTAGTAATATTAAATGTGCCGCCTGTTCCTACGCCACCTGGTACACTACCAGTTGCGTTTGATACTGATCCTGTTCCGTCAAATGCAGTTCCTGAATAACTGAAAGAAAGAATTTCTCCTGCAGTATCTACACTATCTACATTAATTGTTAAATCGTTTGCTGGTGTTGATGCACTTAAAGCCGTTCCAAGAATTGTTATTGCATCACCTACTTGATAATTTAGACCAGTTACAGATATTGCAACAGTATAAGTTCCACCAGTCCAACTTACATTCCAAGTTGCACCTGAACCATTTGGTGATCTGTTTAATCCAGCAACATTTTGATAAACTGTTTGATCACCTATTAAACTTGATTGTAAGGGACTTGATAAAGTTAAAACCATTCCATTAACGTTTATAATATTTGTACCAAACCCATCACCTCTATCCATTACAGAATTTTGTAAAATACCAGCCGCATCTACGACTTCAACTTGAGTTACACCTGAAGCATAATCTCCTTTAATTTTTGGACTAACTATTGCTCCACCTGAACCTGTAATTGCTGTAATTTGTGTACCAGTTGCAATACCTGTTCCTGCCACTGGTGCTCCTGTTGGAGGAGCTGTTCCAGTAAATGGAACAATTGTTTGTCCTGATAATACTTTTAATGAAGTTGCAACTGATCCACTTGATCCTTGAGTTACAACAGAGAAAGTCGGTTCTCCTAAATCTGCTCCAGTATAAAATGCACCTTTACGCATTTGAGTAAATTTAGTTGATATGACCTGTGCGTTTGATGTTCCTACTTTTGCTTTTGCATAGTAATTAAAAATTTTATTAGATGTTATAGCATTTACAACAAATGACCCTTGGGCTCTACCTGCCCCTTCTACTCCTGATCCTGCAAAACCTATAATAGTTAATGGATCTCCTGCTAACATGGAGTGAGGACCAACTGTTGTTACAGTTATTAATGATGCACCTATTCCTGCTGTACCAGTTGATGCGTCAGTTGTTACTGATGCAATATCTACATCTGTTCCCGGTACTTCGTAAATTGATGGATAACCTCTTTGTGTTGCAATCGCTTGCCACTTGGTTGGCTGTAGTCCATACTCAAAGTCAGCATCTATCATTGATTGTGGTTTTGCAATTCTAAATCTTTCAATTGCGTCAGTACCAAAATCAAATGGTCTTGTTTTAAGTTCTCCGCCTTCTATAAAAATAGATACTGCATCAGTTAATGAGTGTGTACTAGTATCAGCATTTAAAAATATTGTAGTTACAGTATCACTACCTTGTAAGAATGCTTTAAAATCATCATCTTCTTCTTTTTCATATTCTACTGTACAACCAAGACTTGCATCTGCAAAATTATATAATACAGTATTTCTTGTAGTGTTTGTAATTAATAAAATATCTTCATGATTAACTTGTCCACCTGGATTAACAACTTTTAAACTAGATACTTCATTTTTTTCTAATGTTGGTAAATTATCTAAACCAAATTCTTTTACATCAGCAATAATATTTGACAATGTTACTATTCTACTTGCCGCATTTGATTCAGAAAGAGTTCCATCTGTAAATTGTGTAGTAACAACTGGGCTTTGTTTTGATCTTGTAACTGCACCTGTAGTAGCACTTACAAAAGTATGTGCTGTTGTATTACTTGATATTCCTACGTTTACAGTAATTGAATCTGCACTTATTCCTGTAACTAAAACTGGTTCATTATAGGCATAGTCAGCCCCACCTGGTGCATTCGAGCCTGTTGCTCTTGGATATGTATGATTTGATCCATGGTTATCCATAGCACACGTAAACGTCAAACTATTTGTATTAATTCTAATATATTGACCAACTGTTATTGGGTGTGTTCCAATAGTTAATGTCATTACTCCAGTTGTAGGTGTGTATACTGCATTTGTTGGAGTGAAGTTTACTGATCTATTTGCTAAAACGTAATTAGTTATTAAATCTCTAACCCAATTTGTTGCGGCAATTTCTGGTTGTCTATCACCATCTATCTGAGGAGTTGTTCCAACCCAGAATTTAGAAGCAATAAATCTTGTTTGTTTGTTACCATTGTAACGTAAATCATTAAGATATGCATCAAGAATAAATTGATAATCTCTATTACACTTGTCTGTATTATAAGTAAAATTTTCAAATTTATAAGAGCTACTTATTAAAGCTGGTAATTGAAGATATCCATTGTCAACTGTATTAATTAATTGACCTAATTTTGTATCATAATCTGTAACACCGGCACTTTCAGCATTTGTTCCTGTTAAATCTTGTATTGTTCCACTTTGTACAGATCCAGAAGAAGCACTTACAAAAGTATGTGCTGATGTATTACTAGATACTCCTACATTTATAGTAATTGACATTGAATCTTTAGCTGTAATTTTAACTGGTTTATTATAAAAATAATCAGCACCACCGGGTGCGTTTGAACCAGACGCTCTTGGATAACTGTGATTTGTTGCATTGTTGTCCTTTGCACACGTAAAAGTTAAACCAAGTGTACTAATTCTAACAGATTGTCCAACTGTTAAAGTGTGAGCACCAATAGTTAAAATCATATCACCAGTTGCTGGCGTATATGTTGCTCCTGTAGGAGTGTAAGATGTACTAGTTTGTAAAGAACTAAATGCACTTCCAGGTAAAATATAATCTTTTATAAGTGTTCGCATATAAGTCCAATATGCGATTTCAGGATCTCCACTATTAGCTAATTGAAGTACACCATCTATAAAATATGTTCCTGTTTGAGTTCTTAAATTTTCATTACCACCATATCTAACGTCACGTGCAATAGCATCTACTACTTTTTCTACATCTGCTTCTATAGTGTCTTCAGTTTTAGTGAAACCGGCAAATGGTGCAACGTTACCTGCAACTTGTGCCGCCACCCAAGCCCATACTTCATCTTTAATAAAAGTTCTATTGTTTGTAATTCTGTTAGATGTATTAGGATATATATCTGCTTTTGTATGTAAATTTGTTTTTTCTAAGATGTACCCCATCATCTCATCTTTAATCCAGTCTACGTTTTTAGAGATAAGATTGTGAGCAATAGGATAATTATTCCCGCTTTTAGGAATTCCTGTTTGAAATATATAATTTTTTAATTTTTTCTTAGCCATTTAAATTATTCCTTTGCACACTCACACTGTTTGTCTTCCGTACATAAACAAGGATCACAAGTACAATTTTCGCATTTACATTTTTCGTTTTCGCAAGCCATTTTTTATACTCCTAACGCAATAGAATAAACCATACTAGTTGCGTCCACATAAGTTTTATTGGTCAAGTGTTTACCTGTTGAAGGCGCATTTTCGCCCGATGCCTGTAAAAATCCAGCATTAGCAGGTGTTGTTGTACCAATTGTAGTACTATTTAACGTTCCTGACGTCGAAACGAGAGTAGTAAAAGACCCAGCTTTAGGAACAGATTGCCCTACAGTTACATTATTTAAAACTCCTGTTGCTGTAGGATTAATTGTTAGTGTTCCACTTATTTGCGGGCTTATAGTTACGTCTGAATTAGGTGTTATTGATACTTCACCAGATGTTGTTAAATTTGATGCATTAACATTTACATTGTTTATAGTACCACCGCCAGCTGGATTAATATCTACTGTACCAGTACCTGTAGGACTAATTGTTATAGTTGCATCTACACCTGAACTTATTAAATTTCCTGTATTAAGAATAGAACTAAATGATCCAATTCCTGTTACCGTAGGATTAGTTATATTCATTGCCGCATTAGGTATTTTGTCTCCATCACCATAAAATATTTTATCTGGGGCATCAATTGGTACTATAAAACTTAAAAGTCCTTTAGTTTTTGCTTGAGCACTTGCTCCTGATACAGTTGAAGCTGTAGGAATATCTAAAAATGAACTAGGTGTTGCTGTTTCATTTACTTTTGTTTGAATGCTTGTTTTTACAGCTCCTTCCCAAGATTGTGCTACATTAGGATAGCCATATAATGCTACTGCACCTGAATTATAAGAATATAAACTTGCTCCATCACTTTGTAGTGTTCCAGATGTTAATTTACTTTGACTAGTACCAACGGCTTTTGCCCATCCATATATTGTAGTTGCCGCTGTTAAAATAGTTTCGCCTGCTACAACTCCTCCATTAAATGGATACGCTAAATCTTCTTCACCATGAAACATTACAACTTTTGATTTAGTTAAAGGTGTTACAGGTGTCCAAGAAACTGCTGTTGAATCTCCTAGATTAGATAAAGCCATTTTGTAGAAAATGTTTGTATTTTCTCTATATTGATCTTCATTAAATAATGCTGATTCAATAATTACATTTTTAATATTTGTTTTTGTTGTTTGTAAAGCATATTGGTGTGCCATTTGACCACCAAGTCCTTGTCCATGAATTGAAATTTCTCTTATATCTACGTTATCAAAAGTTGCTAACTTATCTATTATTGCATCAAGATATGCTATATCATCTGCTTTACTAGATGAATATCCAACATTCCATTCTTTACTATAACCTTGAGGAGCAACTATAATTTTATCTGTTAGATAATTTAAATGTGTAATAGCATTTCCGGATGATTGATTTGCATTGTGTAAAGATATAATTACAGGAATTTGTTTACCTTCTAAGGATGTTCCAACAGTATTAGGTACAACAACAGTTACAGGTCTACTATATGCTGTTGTTTCTTGTTGCCAAGTTTGTTGAACTGTCCATGTATCAGTTGAAAGATTTTGTCCATTAATACTTGTAGTATGTGATAACCCAGTATTATAAAGCTCACCAGGTACTGAATTATTATTTGTATCAGGTGCAAAAATATTAAATGTAACAGATGTAGTATCAAGGCTAAAAACGTAAGTTGTACCTCTTTTTAAATCAAGAACAGGATTTGATCCTAAATTATTGCTTTCTTTATCTGTAATACTAAAATTATTTGTAGATTCTGTAACTGTATAATCTATAGAGTCAGTCGCAGTTGGAGTATATGTATTAGTAATTGTTCTTACTATTACATTACCAAGATTGTCAACCGTAAATCCTGGACTCTTAAATCCATAGTTTGCTTCAAACTGTTTATAATTTACTGCCATAGTCTTTATACTCTATATTTATCAAAATATAACTTCATATATTATGCACCACCTACCAAAGCATTCATTGTTTGATAATATGTTGCTTTGAAAATAGCTTTTGAACCGTCATATTTTGTTGTTGATGTTTTTTGTTCAGGATCTAGTTTTAATTCTACATAAGAATTAGTAACTGTACTAGTTAATTTTACTAAATCATTTCCTAAATTTGATCTTCCGTAAATTGTTACAGAACTATTTGATGGGCTACCTACTACTAGTGCTCTAATAATTTCTTTATTATTAGTATCATAGTCTATAGATATTGTATATTCTGCAGAACAAAAAGTTCCAACATGAAATCTGTCTAAAATTAATCCTTCTACAACTGTAGCATACGGACCATTATATGAAAAATTTAACCCATTTTTCATTAATAGCGTATTTTTATCGCCTTTTCCAAATAGTTTTGACACATCAAACATATGAAGATTCCTTCTTTAAGTGTATTTACCAATTTTATTAGGATAAAGTTTAAGTAGATATTGGGCTTAACGGGTATTTTTACCGTGTTTTATCATTCTATTGACAGATGCAATAACTTGTTGCTCTTGTTGGTCATTCATCTCCATAATACCCTCGTTTATACGGTCTGAAAATTCATCTACAGTAATTCTTATAGGGCTATAAACACGGTCTTCTTTGCCCAAATCAATGACATCAAATTTTTCATAATCTGGAAATGATGTATTAATAGGAAATGTAGATCCTATAATAGATGTTGTAGTTGTGTCAAAAGTATAAGCCATATGTGCACCTACACTGTCACATCCTACAAAGTGATCACATTGTCTAATTACAGCCATCCATATTCTAATATGTACGTTTTGTGGTGTAGCTACAGGTGATGACATATGCTTATTAAATTCTAATGGTGTTTCTGTCATAATCATTACAGCATATTTTTTAGATAACTTTCTTACTATATTATAAAGATTTTTAGTTTCCATACTTCTGCCGGTAATGTCAACTACATCTTTATCTTCTTTTCTAACACCTCTTCCAAAGGGTTGAATAACAATTATTTTATCTTTTTTGCATTTTTCTTTTACTTCAGTTAACATTTTTCGAGCATATAATAGTTCATCTTTGCTTAATCTTATTGTAGGTTTTTGTAATTCTCTTATACCTTTATTATTAATTGCAATATCATATGCTTGAGCAAGACTACATTTTTGAGTATAGTATTCCCATACTCTATATGGTTCAGGATTAATACAATTTCTATCTTTTATTAATTCTTTAAAAAGTCCTTTATGCCAATTGTCATATGTTTTATAATATAATGTTGGATGACCTTTTAAAACATCAGTTCCACCTTCACAAATTATTACAAAATCATCATTAGGATTTTCTTTTTCAAAATTTTCTAATGCAGGTATGGAACTAATCATTCTTCCAGCACCGCCATTTAAAAAGATAGCACTATTTCTTAACATTTTTTACCTTTATCATTTTTCCATATTCTGGAAGATACAAATATTCTAAAAGAGATTGTTCAAGAGTCCATATAGCGTCTTCTAATGTTTCTACAAGTGGTTCTCCAGCTAAATTAAATGACGTATTAAACACAATTGGTATTTTTGTTTGATTATAAAACTCTTTAATTAATTTATAATACAATGGATTTTGTTCTTCTTTAACTGTTTGTATTCTACAAGTACCATCTACGTGTATAATACTAGGAATTTTTTCTGCTATTCCTTCTTGACAATTTACAGCATACATCATATAAGGACTTTCTTCCATTCCTCTTAAATCAAACCATTCGTGTACGTGTTCATGTAATATAGATCCTGCAAATGGTCTAAAATATTCTCTTCGTTTAACTATATTAACAAAATCTTTACCATCTTTAAATGAAGGATCAAATAAAATACTTCTGTTACCTAATGCTCTTGGACCACTTTCTGATTTTCCTTGAAACATTGAAACAATATTTTTTTCTATCATTAATTTAACTACATCTTTATCGTTTGCGTCCATCAATTCAACACCAGGTTTATTTGCTAATTTTTCTATTTCTTCTAATGTATATTTTCTTTCTGGACCTTGACATAATGTAGTAAGTGGTCTTTTTGTCATATCTTCTGACATACCATAATAAAATAAAAGAGCCGCTCCAATGGCTGTTCCGGCGTCATTTGATACTGGTTCAACAAATAAATTAATTCCATCTTTTCTTAAAGACTCAAGATACCAATAATTTGCTACACAATTTAATCCATATCCACCAGATAATACAACATTTTTTTGACCTGTCATTTCTACAGCTTTATAAATTAATTTTAAAACTTCTGCTTGAGTTTCTGTTTGACAAGCATAGGCTAAATCTCTTCTATTAGGTAGTTTAGTAACATCAGGATTGTCTGTAGGTGTTTCATCTAAATAATCATAAATGCCTTCATTTACTATTGCCGCATTAGGATATGTAGGAATTATTAAATGTCTATTAGATAAAGACATATATTTTATTTCATTATGAAATAATGGAGGAATTCTATCATTAGGTTTTCCATAAGGAAATAATCCCATTGTTTTTCCTGCTTCAATGGCTGAGAATCCACAGTATTGAGTAACTGCTTCATAAACTTTAACAATTCCTGCTACATCTGAAAATAAACATTCATGAGTTTTACCAGGTTCTCCCATTTTAGATGAATCCATTTTTGTCATATGTGCTCCAGGAGACGCAGAACCAGTACCGTAGTGTTTCCATACAGTTGTTATATTATTAGGATATGAACAATCAAAAATAGATTCTATTTCAAACATCCATAAATCTCCTGTAAGTTGATTATTAACAGGCATAAAAGTTCCTGCTCCATCAACAATAACCGAACAGGCTTTATCAAATCCTGATCTATAAAAAGCACAACCGGCGTGTAACTTATGATGAATATGACTTAGGTCAATTACTTGTGGGTGTTGTTTTAAATTTGCTTTTCTATCTATTAAACCTAATTTTCTTGCTATTCCTGTATATACATCATCATGAGTATAATCTACTTTACCAGTAGTAGGATCATCTAATGGTTGTGTATGAGCTACAATTAAATAATCTATTTTGTCAGTATATTTTAATACTTCCATCATTGAACGATAAGGACCACCATCGTATTTGTGTCTAGATAATCTTTCTTCTTCTATTGCAAAAACAATTTCTCCATCTTTTAATAAACATATTCCTGCATTATGTCCTCTGGCTATTGCCGCAATATAACCTGATTTATTCATTTAGTTCTTCCTCGTCAGTTTTTTGTTTTCCTAATATTACATTTACAACATAATCTTCTACTTCATCAGACATCCACATTAATTTTTCATTATGTCTACTAACTTGTTCATCGTTTGTTATTCTTATTGGATCATATTCTCTATCTATTTGTCCCATATCTATAATATTAATTCCTTTTGTTTTAGGATATGATGTATTAACTGGGAACGTTGCACCAATTATTACTGTTGCTTCTGTTCCACCTATATAGGCTAAATGTTGACCTACACTATCACAACCTAAAAAATGATCACAATTTTTTATAATTGCTAACCATTTTCTTAAATCAATTCCTTCAGGCATTGCTACTTCATCTGGATATTTCTCACCTTTTAATTCAATTCCAAATTCTGCCATTAATATAATTGCATAATCTTGTGCTTGTAATTTTCTTATTATACTTTTTAGATTTTTAAATTCCATACTTCGACAAGTTTTATCTACAAAACTATTATCTATTTGTTGAATGCCTCGTCCAAAAGGTTGTAAAACAATTACTTTTTCTTTTTTAAGTTTATCTTTAATTTCTTTAACTGCTTTTTTCCCTGCAAGTAATTCTTCTTGACTTAGATTAATTGTAGGTGCTGATAATTCTCTAACGCCTTTGTTATTAATTAAAATATCAAATGCTTGAGTTATATTACATTTTTGATTATAGTATTCCCATACTCTATATGGCTCTAAACTTATCACATCCATTTTTACAAGTTTAGTGTGGAATAAATTTTTATGACCATAGTCAAATGTTTTAGAATCTAATGTTGGATGACCATCTAAGATATTTTGGATACCTTCTATTACTATAATAAAATCTTTATCGTTAGATTCATTATAGTATTTTTCAAGGGCAGGGATGGCACAAATTATTCTGCCCATTCCCCCATTTAAAAAAAATGCTTTTGGTCTAGATATTGGATTATTTTCAGTCATAATTAGATTAACACTATTACTTATTAGGTACGAATAGTGTAACCTAAAATTCTTGAAATGTGATTAGAAGTATTAAATTATTACACTTGAGGCATTGGTTTGAAAGGAATCTTCCAATGGTCAACTGCCGCGTATTTTGTAGGAATATTATCTACGTATGCTTTGTGATCTACAACTGCTTGTCTTTGTGCCGCTGTATATTTAGGATCTGCCGTATCTGCATCAAGATTAGCTTGTAAACCATCAGCTAATGGTCCTAAAGAATCTAAGAACATTTGTCTAGTTAATGCGTGTGTTCTCATTTGAGGTTTAACAAAAGAACCAGCTGTATATTTCATTGTACCGTGTAAGTAAATTTGAGCTAAAAGGCTATTTTCTTGCCAAGTATATGACCAAGTTTCTGGATTTCCGTCATCATCATTTGTTCCTAATGATTCTTCATAAGCCGCAACTGCACCAGTTGTATAATCTCCTGTAATAAAAGCCGCTTCAAAAGGATTTGCTGTAGCGTCAATTACAACTGCACTGCAACCTGCTGGAACTGGAGATGCTTGTTCGTTTAATTCGGCCATTGAATCAGCTTCAGAAGTTACATTTACTACCCAATCATTTGCATCTACTATTACTTTAACGTATTTAAATCCAACATATTCTGAAGCATGGACAGTATTATCTGAAAAGTTGTCCACGTATGGTTTATTTGGCATCTCAATGTTAAACGCTTTTGTTATCATAATTTTTGTTCCTTTGTTTTAACTATTTATCCTACTCCTGCAATTATTATGCCGAAGCTATAAACTTGATTCTAACTCCTCCGTGTCCTCCACGTATTCCGTGGTCTCTAACGTCTGGACAAGCCATTGGCGGTAGTCCACCTGCTCCTGTTGGTAAGAAATTAGCACATCCTTGTGATTCATAACAACCGCAAGATCTGTCTGATCTCCAACAATAAGCTCTTGGATTTCCTTGTCTTGGTGATTTAGTAGCCAAATTAAGAGCCGCATAATATTGGAATAATTGGTTACCTGACCAGTTAGACATAGGTGTTCCATCTGATTCTGTTTGGAACGTAATTAATGCTCCATTTTCCGCAAAAAGTCCTGAAGGTATAGGAGCGTGTCTTTGGAAGAAACATTTACAGTGAGGGCAACAGCCGAACCAACTAGTACAGCCTATTTGTCCACAACAATTTATATCTCCACCATATGCTAAGGCTTCCCATGCACCATTACACCAGTTACAAGTCATTCCACAATTGTCATTGTTACATCTATTAGTACAGAAACCTTCTGCACTGTAACAACAATAGAAAGATGTACCAGTTGTACACATAGATTTTCCACCATATCCACCTCTTGCACACATACAACCATCTGCACTTCCAGTAGTTGTTATGTAACATAATTGAGTTGAATCACTACATCCTGAGTGACAAAGTGGGTGAGCTCTACAAGCCATTCCTAAAGTAGCTGTAATTGTATCACCTTGATTTACTTGAATTGTTTTTTTAGAATATGCTCCTGCATTACCTGGTAATCCATCTCCGCAACAACACATACGAGAACCAGATCCACCAGCTCCCCAAATTTCTACAATAGCTTTTCCATCTGCTATAGCTGTCCAACAAACACCATTACAAAAATTAGCAAATTGAGTACCCGGAGAATATGCATAAATGTAACCTTTTTCTAGGTTATTTTCTGACATACTTGCCGGTTGTCTTGTTGTTAATATGTTTTTTAATGTTGCCATAATAATATTTATTCCTTTTTACGAAGCTATAAACTTAATTCTTAATATTCCGTTTCCACCTCTCCATGCGTGATCTCTATATCCATCGCACGGTGTTGGTCCTTGTCCTGGTATTCCTCCTGGAAAGAAGTGAATACATCCTTGATCTTGATAACAACCGCAAGAGTCATTACCTGTCCAACAAGCGTTGTAAGGTGAACCTTGTGTAGGACTTCTTGTCATTAAATTAAGAGGTTCCATAACTCCCATAATTCCGCCTGAACCTGAGTGATAAACTTTTTCACTATCTTCATCGTGTGCGTATTGAACTTCTCCACCGCACTCTGAAACCATTCCAGGTGGAACTTTAATTACTGCAATATATCTACAGTTACAGTTTGGTTGACATCCTCTAAAGTAATAACAACTAAATCCACCATAACAGTTTACATCTCCGCCATAAGCAAATGCACAATAATCTGCACCGTCATAACTGTTTCCACCATCATCTCTATAATTACAAATTATTCCACAATAAGTGCTTCCACCTTGTGTATGACAATAATTTTGTGCTACAAAACAACAATATAATGCATTACCAGTAGAACAAATAGAACATCCTCCTTGACCACCTTCAGAACAAATACATCCATCTGCTCCGCCGGCAAACCAACAAACTTGAGTTGGTTCTGAACGTCCTCTGTGACTTAAAGTATCTGAGTTACCGCATGATAAACCAATAACTGAACAAACAAAACAATCTGACCAACTTGCACCAAAAGCCGCTAGTTGTTTTTTAGCATAACCACCTGGGTTACCTGGTATTCCTCCACCGCAACAACACATTTCTGCACCTGATCCAGCCGCTCCCCAAACTTCTAAAAGTGCTGTACCGTTTGCAGGTGGTTTCCAACATACGTGACATTGGAAGTTTGTGTTATAATCGTTGGAAGGATAAAAAGTATAAATTGTACCTTTTTCCAGGTTAGTTTCTCCAGCCGCTATCCCATCATATTTTGTTTGCAATAATGTCGTTAATGATGCCATAATTTTATCCTATCCTGTAATCCATTTAATTCTAACTCCACCATGGCCACCTCTGTTTGCGTGATCTCTTACTCCATCGCAAGGCATTGGTCCGTGACCTCCCATTCCTACTGGAACGTGTGGTATACATGGATCTGCTTCATAACAGTTACAAGCCTTACTTGCTCCCCAGCAAGTTGCCCAAGGTATTCCACCAGTTGGGAATCTTCCAGCACCTAGTGATGCTTCCAATTGGTGACCTCCGTGACCTGACCATTGTGAAAATCCATTATTATTTTCTGTATTGTAAGTGATATATGCTCCGTTTTCACTGAACATTCCTGCCGGTGTCGGATTGTGCCAGTGGAATTGACAAGGACAACTTGGGTGACAGCCAAATGCTGATACACAAGAAGTTCTTCCTGGACACATTATATTTCCGCAATATCCTTGAGCGATATGTTTTCCATCGCACATATTACATACAATACCGCAGTGATCGTTTTCAGTTTTTGTAACACAAAAACCGTTTGCTTTATAACAACAATAAAATGATTCGTTTGAAGAACAGTAAGAAACGCCACCTGCTCCACCTTGAGCACAAATACAAGTACATCCACCTGCTGTGCCATCTTTGGAAATATTCATGAAAGTTGGTTCAGAGCAACCTCTGTGACATAATGTATCTCCATTACCACAGGATTGACCAGTACATCCGCAAATATAACCATTAGCCGCTAATGAGATAGTTCTTTTTACGTATGCCGCTGAATTACCAGGTAAGCCAAATCCGCAACAGCACATTTCTGCACCACTACCACCAGCTCCCCAAACTTCTATTGTAGCCGTTCCTGCTTCACCTGGGTGAAAACAAAATCCGCACCATAATCTCGAATAGTTGGCACCTTGAGTGTAGACATATATTCTACCCTTCTCAAGATTTTCTTCGCCAAATGCTACGAAAGTATCTTGTTTAGTTCCTAATAATCCTCTAAGACTTGTTGCTGGCATATCTACCTTTTTTAAAACTCCTTACAATATTTTAATGGTTAATGTTATATAATAAAAATATTATACAGCACCTACTATCCATCCATAAGTTGCACCAGTATAGATTAAAGTCATAATAGCACCTGCTAAATCGACTGTTAAATCTTCTGCTGAACCTTGGATAAGAGCACCATTTCTTCCAACTGTTATGTTATTAGTTCCTGCTTGAGCTGTTGCGTCAATAATTTGTATTGTATCATTAACTAACAAACCTGTACTAACTGGTAGAGTAATTGTAAATGCTCCACCTGTTGAATCAGCAAGAATTCTATCATTAACAGAGGCACTGTAAGTAGTATTAACCTCTTTGGTTACTACTCCAGCAGTTCCAGTTGTTGAAATATATCTTCCCATTTTTGCGTCCTTTTTTCCTTATTTTAATTATTTATGCATTTTAGACTGATTTAAGTATTATACATAGTATAATATTATAATCCAGTTTCAATGCCCATTGCTACTGCGGCTACGTTAGCGCCTGATGACCATACAACTAGCTTTTGACCAGCTGACATCACTAAACCTGAACGTTCTAAAACCCCTGCTGACAGAATTTCAACGTTGTGTTCAACGTATTCTGAAGCGTCTGGGGTTGCCGCATCTGCCACTGCCATTTTGATAGTGACAACTTGGTTACCTCTATTACAGATAGACACAGTAGCTACGGTAAAAGTATCCGCAGGTACCGTGTAAACTACGGTATCGGTACTGGCCACCAAGTCTGCTTTGCCTAATCTTCCTGAAGCCATGTGTTTTATCTCCTTGTTTAAATGTTTTAACTATTTATTAACTATGGATCAAGTAATTCATTGCCAATGGCGCTCCTGCAACTCCTTTTTTGAAGTTAACACCAGCGTTAATTTGGATACTTGCTCCTGTTGTTGTACTTATTGTATTACTAGTGATCACAATTTGACCAGCAGTAATAGTATTTACGTTAATAGCACTTGCACCACCACCAATTTGTGATGAAACATATGTTCTTATCGCTCTTTGTGTTGGTACAATTTTGTCGCTATTTGCCGCAAATGTACCGTCAGTAGAGAATTCATTAACAGAAGCAGATGTTCCGCCTAGTGTTAAATCTCCTAACTGAAGTTCTTGTAATCCTGAAATGTTAAATGCATCTGCATTTAATGATGCAATACCAGTCGCCTGTTGTACTGAGAACAAGTCACCAACTCTAAAGTTACCGTCTTGGTCAGTTGCAGTAAAGAATACTCTACCACCACCTCTTTCAACAGTTTCTCTTTCTTGGTCGTTAGTTCTATTTGGCGTTCCAGGATAATTTGTAGATGCTTGGTTACCAGTTCCTACTCCTAGGAAATCGTGACCAGTTAATCTAACTTGTGAATATCTAAGTCTAACAGATAAACCAGTTCCATGTGCTGGAGCTTGAGCGGCTGTCATTTGTGGACTAATTTGTAATAATGCTGAATATGGAGCTTGAGTACCACGTAATTTTTGTACACTTACTAATTTAAAGTATGGATTGTTTAATCCTTGTGTAGTTGGTACAGAAGTTAAACCATTTTCAATTACATCATTTAAAGTTTTAATTAAACTTGTAACTTTGTCTTTTACACCTAACTCACCATTATTAGAATTAGTTGTTTGTGATGTAACAACTGGACTTTGTGTTGTTGTCCAAGCTACGTTATCTAAAATATAATCGTTAAGCATTTCTTTTACTTTGTTATTAACTGCAACTGCGTATGCTTGTTCACCTGCCGCTAATTGAGAAGTAACACCTTGCCAGTATGCTTTAGCAACTCTAATAGTTTCTGTATTACCACCGTATTTTATATCATATGCCATTGCATCAATTTCATATCCAACATCTCTTTCGCATTTTGTATTTTGTCCAGCATTGTGTATTCCTGGATAAGTTGTATTAAACCATGCTATTACTTCATCTTCTATATAAGCCTTGTTTGCAGTTATAAGAGTATATGCATAAGGAAATGTTTCAGTTGAAATTCCATCAAATTCTAGATTTGATCCTGTTTGTGGAACTTTTGATAAACCTTCTACTTGAATATATCTTCCGTTTTGGAATTCATCTCTGTGTCCACCAAATGGTGTTGCAGTTCCACCTGAAGTGTATGTTGTAAAGTTTGTAGAATCTAATCCAGCAGTTAAATCATCGTTAGTATATAATCCAAATGTATCTACTGTTAATGTTTTAATGTAATACCATACACCTGTGTTTAATTCTGACATTCCACCAACACTTGCAAATGTTACTTTAGTTCCGTCAACTAGATTATGTCCTGCTGATGTAACAACAGCTACAGTGGCTTGTGAAATAGCTGTTATGTTTTTAGCTGTAGGTTCTTCTGTAATTGTTACACTTGCAGTATTATAAGCTGTTCCACCTGCAGTGAAAGTTGGTTGACCTAGTACACCATCATCTATGTATGATTGTACTGGAGCATCTGTAGTATTATTAGGATCAGTAAATGTTACTGCTGGTGCTGAAGTATAACTTGCACCACAATCTATAATTCTTACTGAAGAAATCTTTTCAGAAGTTACAATTGCTCTTGCAACTGCTTGTCTAACTGCTGTACTACCATCATTATTTGGAGCACCAATAACTACTCTAGGTTCTATTGTATATTCTGTTGTAGCATCTAAAAGAGTTTCAACTGCGTCTCCGCCATATCTTTCCCATCCTGCCGCGTCGTCTGAATATTTTTTAACAGTTGCAACTTTACTTGCAGAATTGTAAGCGTCGATGTATGCATATTGACCTACACCTTTACCTTTTGTAATCCATATTGCCATACCTGTGTATGCACCACTGGCGTTACTATCTGCGTTAGCTATTGTAATTTGTGTAGCTGTACCTGTTTGTGCATTGTTAGTAGCAGACATATATGTCGCACCACCAAGGTTACTTGTTACTGTATTAGTTTCTAATAATCTAATTTTGTAAACACCACCAGTATTATAAGTTGCAGTTTCACCTGTAATTCCATAACCATCTCCTGATATTGTAAGTGTAGCACCAGAATATTGTCTTCCAGCATTATTATATTCGAATGCTAAAATTTTATTACCATCTGTCATTACATTGGCAACATCTGCGTCTTCACTATGATTATCAACTGTTCCTGTTATAGCAGTTTCAGAAGAATCAACTCCTTCTGCAACGCAACCATAGTCACCATAAGATGAGTTACCGTTTGTAGCACGAAGTTTTCCACCATTTTCTGATAGATAACCGATGTGTGCGTAATAAGAAAATACTGATACAAGTTCTACTCTACCTAAATTTGTAATCCATGCACCTATACCATCATCACATAATTGCGTAAAGTCATTTGCAACAACAGAATCAAAACCGCCATCGTGTAATGCACCATCTACTTTTAATCCAGTACATCCTGTTCCAAATGTTGTTACGTTTTGTATATAAGGTGATTTAGAAGTAATCCATACTTCTTCGTGTGTTGTTCCCCAGCCTGGATCTAATGATACATATGCTCCTGCTGTTGGACGTTTTGTTCCATAAGCGTTTGCAGAACCTAATGTTCCATTTAATCCTTGAACTGTCATATTTCTAATTCCTGTTGCATTTCTTACATAGAACATATCGCTTGTAGCTGAACCTGTAGTAAGTCTAGAATTAATATATGAATCAGATGCTTTTAATGATTTGTAATTTCCAGTATATTGCATATCATCCATTATTGCTCGTAGATAATATTTGACATCTGCTAAACATTTATCTTTAAAATTACTATGAGATGGATTTGCTCTTTGTACAAATTCTGCAACTTCTAAAGCAACAAAATCCATATTTGCTAACAATCTTAATCTTGCATCTGAATAACCTGCATCTGCTTGAGCAGTATTTGTTCCTGTCAATGCTGGATCAGATCCATTAGCATTAACTTTGAAATCTATATGGTCGTAAATATTTTGTGCAATTGCCGCCGCCGCTGTTCCTGCCGCTCCTGAACCTGCTGGTGCATCTGTATTTTGTGTTAAATTATTTCCTGTTGTAACACTATTAACTGTGAATACTCCATCAGATCCAATTGTTGCTCCTGGAATTGTTAATGAATCAGAAATTGCATAATTTTGTCCTGGTTGATTTACAGTAAGACTAGTAATTGTGTATGATAATACAGTTACATCCATTGTACATCCTGATCCAGAACCACCTGTTACTGCAACGTTATTATAAGTTCCATTAACAAAACCTAAGTCTGCACCTGGTGTTGTAAAAGTTATAACTCCGCCTACTGGTGTTGGTGTTACAGCACTATTTGTAACTATATCAGATATAATTGCCTGTAGTCTACCAAGACCTTGTAATGTATATTGTGTGTCACTTGTACCAACAATTTGACCTGCTGGTTTAACAATTGTTGATCTTAATTCATCTCCTACTATTGCTAATCCTTTTTTAACTGAAAGAGGTAACACTTCTTCATATGTTCCGCTCTTAGCAAATAATGTAGTTTGTGGAACTTCTTCTGCTGGAATTCCAGTTGTATTTCCTGCCGCAAGACAATCTGTTGCAATTTTTATATAACTTGCAATTTCTCCTGATACTGCAGATTCAGTTACGTAATTATTATCAATAAGTTGATTAACTGTACCTTGTAAAGCAGAATAACCTGCATTATTGGCTACACATTGTTGAGAAATATAAACTAATCTATTAAGATAAGCTGTTAATTCATCTTTATGATTTACAAATTCTGTTTGTGTTGAAATTCTAAGTGTTGCATATCTTGATTTTTCATTTCCGCCATGTCTTAAATCATATAAAAGTGCATCTATCATAAATCCTGCATCTCTTCTACATTTAACAGCGTCGTATGTGTAAGCATTTGTAAATGGTGCAGTGTTTCCTGAAATTTGTGCATTAATCCAAGCTAAAGTTTCTTCTTGAATGAATGCTTTGTTTCTTTCTAACAAATAAGTTCCTTGAGGATTTCTTGGTCCTTGTTCAATTTGCCATAAAGCATATCTTAAAGATTTCCAAGGTTTGTCAAGTGTTGTTCCTGCATCTGGAGAAGGTTTGTCTTGTCCTGCTGGACCTGTGTAATAAACTTGATCTATTGCACCAAAGTATCCCCATTCAGGTAAGTCACCTGCATTATTTACAACTAAAGTTTGTCCTGCTTTACCAATTGGTAATCTTGCTGGTCCTGATTGACCATAAATTAAAAGATCACCTTTCGTTGTTAATACAGAAGATTCTGCACCACCCGCCAATAATTGCCATGCACTAGTATCAACACCTGCTCCTGGTGGATAGTCTGGTTGATTAATTGTTGATGGACCAACGTTATTTGATGTGTGTTCTGTTATACAAAGATAACTTGTAGTAGTGTTTGTTGTACCTCTTACTATATCTCCTTTGTCATAGTAAGTTGCATTTGTCCAAGCACCTTTCCAATATAATCCTTCGTTAAGTTTATCCCATTTAGTTACATTTGGTGGTCTATTACCTGTTCCATCTGCAATTGCAAGATAAGTGAAACCGCCTACTCTAACAACGTCACCTTGTTTGTATGCAGTTGCGGCATTATAGTCACCTCTTAAATTAAATCCTGTTACGAATAAAGTCCAATCACTTGAGTTATCAGGTGGAAGTTTATTAATATTATTTCTATCTGCAACATAACTATATCCACCGTAAGTAACAAAGTCACCTGGTTGATAATTTGTAGAGTTGCTCCAAGTATCTTCAAATTCAATACCTGGAATTAAAATTGACCAATTAGCTTCATCGGCAGATAAAATTCCTGTTGATGTATGTTGTGTTGTACAAATCCAAATGTTTGCACCATATTTTACAACATCATTTACTTTATATCTTGTTGCTGTTGCGTGGTCACCTTTGAATTCAATTCCTTTGTGTAAGGCTTGCCATTGTCCTTGGTTGGCTTCTAAACCATCTGCTTCAGTTGCCGCTGAAGTATGTCCAGTTATAGCAACGTAAATTTGTCCACCATATCTAACGGTGTCATTAACTTTATATCTAGTATTGATTGCCCAGTCACCTGACCAAACAAAACCTTTTCCAAAAATTTCCCATTTAGCTTGTTGACCTTCTAGACCAACTGCTGTTGTGTTATCTGATTCGTGTTCTGTTATACAAAGATAAACTGAACCACCATATTTTACTAAATCGTTTTTCTTATATCTTGTAGAAATTGTCCAATCAGATTTCCAATCAAAACCTTCTATGAATAAATCCCATTTAGCTTGATCGGCTTCTAATCCTAAAGCAACTGTTGCCGCTGAGGTATGACCAGTGTTAGCAAGATAAATGTAACCACCGTATTTTACTACATCATTTGGTTTATAAGTTGTATTTGCAACCCAATCACTTTTCCACTCTATACCATCTGACATTAGTTGCCATTTTACAGCACCTAAATCAGTTTGAAATGTACCAGATGTGTGATTAGTTACGCAATTGTAAGTTCTTCCACCATATCTTATTACGTCATCAACATAATAAGTTGTAGTAGTTGCCCAAGAACCTTTCCAAACAAACTTAATTCTACCTAGTTTAAACTCAGCCATTTTCGTTAAATCCTTTTATATCTTTTATTTATCATTACTGTTAAATCCTTATTCACCATATAATGCGTCTCTTTCAGGGCCACCCTCATTTAAAAATTCAGCCGGTCCTGCCCCTAAAAAGTATGAAGTTGCTATAATACTACCACTTACAGCCGCTATTGATACTGCTCCAGAGAATTCAATTTGACCATTTGTGGGAAATGCTTCATTAAACATTTCATTATTTCTTAATTTAATTTGTCCTGCTCTTACTTCATTTGTTGTAAGATTTGCTCCACCACCAGAAACTTTTGAACCTATATATGATGCAATTGCTCTTTGTGTTGGTATAACGTTATCACTATTAGCCGCCATTGTACCATCAGTACTAAATTCTTCAATTTTAACTTCAGTTCCACCTATTACAATACCACCTAAACTTAATTCAGTTAAACCTGACAAGTCAAATAAATCAGCATTTAGAGTTACTATTCCTGTTGCCTGTTCTACTTCAAATAATTCACCAACTCTGTAATTTCCATCTTGGTCAGTAGAAGTATAAAATACTCTACCTCCTCCATTTGATACAGTTTCATTTTGTTGTTTAAGTTCATAACCTTCTGTATAACCAGTAGTATATAAACCTGGATAATTAGTTGTAGATTTATTACCTGTTCCAATGTCTAAGAAATCGTGACCTGTTAATCTAACTTGAGAATATTTTTCTCTTATTGTTAATGCAACATCATGAGCAGGTGATTCATTTGCTTTCATTGTTGGTGTTATTCTGAATTGAGCAGAAATGCTAGGTTCTGCACCAACAACTTTATTAATTTGAGTAATTCTATAAACTTGATCATCAATTCCAGTTACATATAAAATTGCACCTGGTCCAGGTTTTCTAGATAAATCTTTAACTTCAATATAAGGTCCAACTTGATATTCATCTGCAAAACCATCTCCACTTAAAGTTGCAGTTACATTTATAAATCCTGTACCTCTGTTTGTAAATTCTGGTTGTGAAAGTACTCCATTTTGTACAAATGATTTTAATGATGCTTCTGCAGTATTTTTGTTATCAGTGATAGTAACTGTAGGTTCTGTTGAATATCCACTACCTGGATCTAAAATTTGTATATTTGTAATTGCTGAAGAACTTGTAATTGCTCTAGCTAAAGGTGTTGCACCTTTTAGAATTTTTTCTGCCCCAGATTGAGAACCAGTTCGTAATGGAATAAAGTATCCACCTGCAGTATTTCTTCCACCTACTATACCATTGTAAGTTCCTGCCAATGCTGAATCTAATTGTTTCCAAGAATATGCATCAAAACTATATGCATGATCCCCACCGTCAGTAATTGCAATATAAACTCCTTGAGAATATGCAACATCTGTATATGGTCCTGCGTGTGGAGGCGTATCACTTTCTGTCCAACTGTAAGAAGATGATGTTTGTGATTGTGCCGCGTTAGCATTTGATATTAAAAATTTATTAGCAACTGTACTTTCATCACCAGGTGCATCTTGTACTGATGCAACAAATTTACCACCACCAAATGTTAATTTTTTCAAATTATATCTATGAACAACTTGTAATCCTGAATTAGTGTCCATTAAAAAGTCACCCATATTAGCGGCTTTAGTCCAAGTTGTACCACCGCCCATACTTTCCCAAGTTTGTCCAGTAGTGTTTGCACCTATGAATAATCCATTACCACAAGCCATTTGTGTAAACACTGGTGTTGATCCATCATATAGTTCAACTTGAATTGAACTAAATGTAGCACCTTCATCTGTTGATCTGTATATCATTCCTGTTTCTGAAGCAATTATTAAAACGTTTTCAGTAACGTCATAAGCAGATGCTCTTAATACATCTGAAGGAATATTTGCACTTATATCTGTCCAACTTGTTCCATCAGCCGATCTAATTAATGTTCCATCAGCCGCGGTTGCTACAAAATAATTTGTTGTTTTAGTAATACTATTCCAATCTTTTGCAGGAATTCCACCAGCCGCAAGCCAATTTGTACCATCAGAAGTTCTATTACCTACACCATTTCCTATTAGAGCTGTAATATCTGATGCTCCAATTTTTCCTGAAGCGCCTAATAACATTTCTCCTGTTGAACCGTAACTAATATTACTTCTACTTCCAGCGTTAGGAGTAAAAGTTATTCTAGGTTCTATTGAATATTTTGTAGATGCATCTAGTAATGGTTCAATTGGGTAACCACCCATGAAGTGTTGCCAACCATCTGTATCATCAAATTCTTTTTTAACAGTTGCAACTTTTGTTGTTGCATTATAACCAGAAATATATCCGTATTGTCCTCTTCCTGCACCTTCCCAAATATAAATTCTTTGTCCAACAGTTTCATTTACTGTTCCTTCATATTGAGGTCTTAATTTAATTTCTTTATTTGTACCAGATTGAGCATTTCCTAATTCACTTGTATATCCTGTACCACCTGGATTTGAAGAATCATCTAATCCTAAAACTCTAATTTTGTTTACTGCACCATGTCTTATTTGTGGCCAACGTATGGCTCCTGCCGCACCTTCTCCTGATCCTTGAATTGTTATACTTGCTGAAGTATAATCTTGTCCAGCGTGATCATAAGCAAAAGCAAAAATTTCATTTTCATCATTATATACTTTGTCTATATGTGCTTCTTGTGATTGGTTATTAATTTTTCCTGATATAGGTGTTTCACTTGCTAAAAGTCCTTCTGCAACAGCACCAAAATCTCCATATGAACAGTTACCGTTTGTTGCTCTAAATTTTCCACCGTTTGTTGCCAAATATCCTATGTGTGAATAATAAGAAAATACTGATACAAATTCTACTCTAGCATCTCCATTAACCCAACAAGCAACACCATTTTCAATAAAGTGTGTACAATCATTTGCAACAAATGATTTAAATCCGCCATTGTGTAAGTCACCATCTACTTTTAATCCAGTACACCCTGTTCCAAATATTGAACAATTTTTAATATAAGGTGATTTTGTTGTAATATGAACTGTTCCATCACTAGGTCCACTTCCTGGATCTAAAGAAACATAAGCCGCACCAGATGGACGTTTAGTTCCATATTCATTTGCAGAACCTAATCCACCAGTTAATCCTTGCATTGTTACATTTGCAATTCCTGTTGCATCATGTAGATACCACATATCTGTTCCTTCGTAACCTGATTTAGGTCTAACGTTTGCACCACGTCTTGTAAAGTCTCCCCAAATATGAACTTTCGCTGGAACTTTTATAGGTAAAATTTCTTCGTAAACTCCTGTTTTAACAATTATAGTTGCTGGAGTTCTACTTGCCAAGTCTTGTGCAACAAAGTCACAAGCATATTTGATTGTTTTAAATGGACCTGCAACACTTTTACCACTTGTTAATTTATCTTCTCCATAAGGTGAAACATAAAATACTTTAGCTACTACATCATGGTCTCCCCAAACTCCATAATCATTAGCGTCATTAACTTTGAATAATTGTCCAAAGGATCCAATTGCAATTCTAGTATCTTCAGACCCTGAATGAGATTTTAAATCTCCATCTATTTCTAATATGTTACCTGTAGCCCCTTGTGCCAATCTAACCCAAAGTGGTCCAACATTTTCACTTTCTTCATCTAAAGTTGGTTTAGCATCTGAAGAAGTTGCAACGTGAGTTGTTATACAACGATATAAATCTGCTTTTTCTGTAACTACATCACCTACATAGTAAGTAATTGCTCCATTGGCATCGCTTTCTTTCCAAGGACCTTTAAATGCTACACCTGTTACTAATAATTGCCAAGGATCAGGAGCATCACTACCTGGATCATAAACAAAAGTTGTAACTGGATCATCATTTGTGTTGGCTTGTACTGCTATGAATAAATTACCACCTGCTCTAACTACATCTCCTGTTCTGTATGCAGTTGTACTATCCCATTCACCTCGATGGTTATAACCTGTTTGTAATAATTCCCAAGTATTTGTACTATCTGTTACACCTGGTGCAATATTTGTATTGCTTACTAAAGCAGAATAACTGTATCCACCAAATTGTACAACATCACCTTTTTGATAATATTTGTTTGCGTCCCAAGAACCTTCATATTCTGCACCTGGTACCCACAATGAAAAATTAGTTTCATTCATGTGTGGTGTTATTGACCAGTGATCAGTTGTTACTTTCCAAATTCCCGGACTCCAAGATACTAATGAACCTTTATTATATTTTGTTCCTTCTGCCCAATGACCTATATAATCTATACCTTCAATAACTATTTCCCATGCCGCTTGATTGGCTTCTAAACCATTATTTCCAGAAACCGCTGTACCATTTACAGTAAAAGTAGAAATTGCTCCACCGCCATCTACTGAACTAATTGTTATTACTACATCATTTACACCGTCGGCTCCACCTACTTTACTACCTACTACAGTAATTGTATTTGCCGCCGCAAAGTTTGTTCCTGTGTTTGTAAATTTTGCATAAAAACTTGTACCAATTTTAAAAATATTGAAAATTGCACCTACACCGTTTGAAGAATTTGTTGAATAATCTGCTGATGTAAATCCATTCCAATAATCTGTAGGAGCAGAAGTGTGTCCTGCTACAGCTCTATAAACTGTTCCACCATATCTTGTAATATCATCTGGATAATATCTTGTGTTAGGTGTCCAATAACCTCTGTAATTGTCTGATCTATGATATTGTGTCCATTTAGCTTGATGAGATTCTAATCCAGCTACCGCTGTAGATGATGTATGTGCTGTTACACACTTCCAAACTGATCCACCATAAACAACTGTTTCACCTACACTATAAAGTGTATTAGGTAACCATGTAGATGTCCATTTTTCTCCTCTTGCAAAGTATTCCCATTTACTTTCATCACCTAATATTCCATTATTTGCATCTGCATTTGATAAGTGACCTTGAGTAACTTGGTAAAGTGTTGCTCCAACTTTTGCTACTTCACCTATTTTATAAAATTTATTAGGTTGCCAGTTTCCTGTCCAAGACTGACCTGACATAGTCAGAGACCATTTTGGTGTAGCATTATCTAAGTCGTTATAAAAATTGGAATCAGCAATGTGAACTTCGATACAAGTATAAACTTTTGCACCATATCTTACAATATCATCTTTAACGTACTGAGTTCCTGCTAACCAGTCACCTTTCCATTTAAAACGTATTCTATCTATTTTAAAATCTGCCATAAGTCCTAATTACTAGTATTTATTTTATACATCGTATGTATATTGTTCATTAACTCTTAATACTAATTCACCTTCATTGTTAATATAATAATTAATATTTCTTCCATCCCATTTATATTGTTCGTATACTAAATTTTCATAAGTTTTTTTATGTTGTATGTCTCTACCATCATAAAAGTCTTCACCTCTTGTAAAGTCTTTATAATTTCCTGCCATAGCACCGGGTCTATTAACTTGAACACCGTCATTTAATTCTAATAAATCTACTTTAGAAAGATATACTTCACCTGTACTAGTTCTTCTAAGTCCATAAAAATACCTAGAGTCTCCAAGTGTTTTTGTTAATTCTTCTATACCTATTCCAAGTTCGTTTTGACTCATAATTTATTAACTCACTATGTTAATTGTGTTACCCATTGCTGTATGAGATGTACATTGATAATACAATGTACTAGGTGCATCCATAGGTACTTTAAATACCTGTGTATTTTTTTGATCACCTGTTACTCCACTTGTATATGCTGATCCACCATTACTAACTCTTATTTCAAATGGATGACTACCACCTGAACTATTGTTTAAAACATATGTATGGCCTCTGTTCATATACATTACTGGATCATTAGTTGCAGTTAAGAAACCAGGACCTTCCCAAACATAATTGTTATTTCCATCATTTGTAATTTCATATCTTGATATTGGTCCGTTTTGTTTTACCCAAGATACTCCATTGAAATATAATGAATCACCATGTGATGGTGCAACTCTTATATTATTTGCAGTAGCACTTACAAAAATATGTGCTGTTTGGTTACTAGATATACCAACATTTACAGTAATTGTTGTAGATGATGTTTCTGTAACTAAAGCAGGTTTATTGTATACATAATCAGCTCCACCTGGTGCGTTCGAACCAGATGCTCTTGGATATGTATGGTTTGTTGCATGACTATCCATAGCACACGTAAACGTCAAACTATTTGTAACAATCGAAACAGAATGACCTGTTTTAATACTATGTGCTCCAATAGTTAATACAAGTACTCCAGTTGCTGGTGTATATGATGCCGCTGATGTACTATAAGATTTTTCAGTAACTGATATACAATTATCAGTAGCTCTTATAAAAGTGTGTGCTGTTGTATTACTTGATATACCAACATTTACAGTAATCGAATCTGTACCTACTGCCGTAATTGCGGATGTAGAAGTATATGCAGGATCTTTTCCACCTGCGTAATTTGATCCACTTCCTCTTGGATAACTATGTTCTGTTGCATGACTGTCTTGAGCACAAGTAAAGACTATGCTGTTTGAAGCAATTTTTATATTGTGACCAACTTGTAAATTATGTAATCCAATAGTTAATACAAGTACTCCTGATGCAGGTGTGTATACTGCATTTGATACATTGTAATAATCTCCTATTGTTGTTACATCAGAAAGTTCTGATAAATTACCTTCGTCAGTACTTGCAACGGAAAATACTATTCCATCTCCTGCGTTATTAACTTTAACAAATCTATTTGCCGCTCCTGTATAATTTGCAGGAGTATCAGTTAATCCTACTAAAGTAGTTGCTACAGTTGGTTTGTTAGTAAGATTATTGTAATTTAAAAAATATGTACTATCTAAACCATCTAATGTATCTGCATCTGATCCTGCTCCACCTGATGTTGCATCAACACCTGGAATCCAATTTGTACCATTCCATTTTAATACTTGTCCTGCTGTTGGAGGTGTAGTAGTTACATCAACATCTGATAGTCTATCAACGCTAGGTGTACTAAATTCTATAGCATTTGCAGTGGAATTTACGGATACAAATTTATTATTATGTGAAGCAAAACTACCTGGAGTGTCAGCTAAAGATACAAAAGATCCTGCGCCTGAATCAATTGTTCCTGCCTGCCATCTGCTGTTTGAAGTACTCCAAACCAATGCTTGTCCTTCAGTTGGTGCTGGACTTGAAGTCTCAACATCTGATAACATATCGATAGAAGAAGTTTCTTGAATTAATTTAATCCAAGTTCCTGAATGAGCAACTCTACTTGTATTGTCGGCGTGTACGTGGGCGAACATTCCGTCATAAGTTGTTGCGTTAGGTAAATCTCCTTCAGTTGGAAAATAGAAAGTAATTTTATTACCTCCTGTTGCCGTAACTGTATTAGAAGAAATAGTAGATAAAGTTTCTCCATTTCCTAATGCGTTATATAATTCATCAAAATTTGAATTTATTTTTTGTGCACCTAACCTAAGATTGTCACCTTGACCATCATTAGGTATAACACCATCATTTATTATTTCTTTTGCCATTTTTTATACTCCCACGTATTTTTAAGTTCTATCCCAAGTTGATTCATTACTATCAAATGAATATACATCTCTATCAAATGTAAATTCTTTAGGTTGGACACCAGCTGTTTCTAAAGTTTCTGGATAAGTGACAGTGCCCTGATCTTTTGTAGCATTAATTCTTACTACTAACTCTCCAGCATCATTTACATAATAATTTAGATTAACATCGTCCCATCTAAATTGTTCGTATTTTAAATTTTCATAAACTAAAGAATGATTAGGTCCTCTACCTTCATAAAAATCTACGCCTTGATCAAAATCAGTAAAATTTTTCTCAGGATTACCTGGAACATTTATTGAAACTGATTCACCGGCTTTCATTTGGTCAATTTTGTGCATATACAATTCACCTTCAACAGTTCTTCTTAAACCATAGAAATATCTATCTTTAATTCCTGCTGACAAATATGTCGTTAAATTTTGACCAATATTACTCATCTTATGTTAACTCCACGTAACTCATTACAACATCTATTGAATCGGCAATATCTGCATTCACTTGTAGTGTACTTTGTGAGGCAACAATTAATTTTTCACCTGCACTTAAAATTCTTAAACTAGAATTTGGCGCAATCATTACATCTTTAACAATATAACCTGAAACACTAGTTGTATCTTGTAACGTTACAGTAACTTTTACAACACTATCAATTAAGTTTGCAAGATTAAGTCCTAAAACAATTGTATTCGTTCCTATTGGCGGTGAATATACCGTTATTGGAACTGTTCCAACGTCTTTTATTATTGCATTTTTAAAATATGTTGCCATTTAAATTTTTATCCTAACGCAATTGCGTATGTTATTGAAATTTCAGTTGCATCAAGTACGCTTATCGCTCCTGATGAACCTGCAATTGAACCCCAATTACTTCCATCATAAAGTTCTACCCTGCTGTCTTGAGTATTATATCTTGTCATACCCAATTGACCTACAGCAGGTCTATCTATTGCAGTACCGGAAGGAAGTACAAATCCACCAGCATCTGAAACATCAACATAACCGTTTCCGCTCGTTTTTAGTACGATTGGAGCCGATATAGTATTAGTTATCGTATTTCCTTCGAATTTAAAGTCTTCAATTCTAATGCTACCATTACCATTAGCATTTAATATTAAATCCTGGTTTACACCCGTAGTTTTTATGGTATTTCCACTAATTTCTATGTCATCTACTATTAATTTTGTTATATCAAATCTAGTAGAATTAACATTTGCTACCAAAACTCCACCAGCATAAAATCTAATAGTATCATCATCTGTTCCTGGAGAAGCTTCTGCTGTAATATAAGTGTCTCTATCTAAATCATATACACCTGTTAATGCTACCCAATTTGATCCTTCATATCCTTCAAATAAACTTGTATCTGTATTATAACGAATCATACCATTTGCAGGACTTCCAGGTCTTTGAGCAGTTGTTCCTGTTGGTATTCTAATACTTCCTGTACCGTCAACTCTTGCTACACCTGTCGCAGGAGTAATTGTCATATCTCCTGAATCATTAGTAATAGTATTTTGATTAAATCTAAATGATTCTAATCTAATCCCGCCAGTCCCATTTGCCATTAATTCTAAATCAGCATTACTGTCAGTTGTTTTAATTACATTATTTGTAAGATTAATACTATCTACTTGTATTTCATTTGCAAATAATGTATTCCATCTACTAGTATCATTACCTAGATTGTAAGTATTATCTGTTGCAGGAATTAAATCACTTCCTATTCCAGCTGTAATAGTAACTGTATCAGTAGCTTCATCACCAATTGTTATGTTACCACCAATTGTTATATTTCCTGTTACATCTAAATTTCCTGTAACATTAACATTGTTTAATAAATTAATTACATTTGTACTTGAATTAAAATCAAGATTTCCTGATAAACTTTCTATAGTAGTTCCACTCATTCTTAATTTAGGTGTTTCTACTTTTGTACCATCTAAAACAGTAGTATTAGATCCATTAGTAATTGACATTTGAGAAGTTGTGTCTATTCTTAATTCAGAAGATTTAAATTCTATTAATCCAGTATTTTGATTTACTGCAAATTGATCACCAAGTCTAAATCCACCACTTTGATCAACTGAATTATAATTTATTTTTGCATTAGTTGAAGCAACAACTTCATTTGCTTGAACAACTTCATTTACATCATTTGCAAAACTTTTTCCTGAACCTACGTAATTAAAATTATGATTAACTAAATTTACATTTGCACCAATACCATCTGCAACAACACCGTAAGTTCCATAAACGTTTGCACTTGATACACTTCTAAAATCTGATCCAAAGTCTGAATAATCAGCTAAAGTAATTTCATTAGCTGTTGAACCACCTGAGAATCTAATATCTTGACCTAATTTAGGATTATCTAAAAAGTCATTAGCATTTAACATTAATGCTGTAATACCATTATTATTATTTGTATTTGTTATTTCTGCTGAAGCAGGTGTAAAGTTTGCTGAATATGTCATATCACCTTTGATTATTCTAACATCATCCATAAAACCTTCAAAGGCATTATTAAGTGAATTACTATTTCCTATATAAACATCATTTGAATCTTTTAAATCTGCAGTCCAACCTGAAACATCTACAGCATTATTGTTAACTCCACCAATAAACATTTTTAACGTATTGTTTTGTCTTCCTACAGCAAAGTGAGTCCAAACACTAATATTAAAACCTGTGGCTTCCGTTGCAATTACATTTCCATCTAATTTAACTCTAGGAACATTATTAAGAATATCAATTTCTAAACTTCCTATTTTAAATAAAGTTTTACTTTGTACTGATGTTGGATATAACCAACCTTCTATTTGGAAATTTCCAGTTCCAAATCCAAAGTCAGTATGTCCTGCAACTTTTAAATTATGACTAGAAGCTGTTTGTTTGAAACTTCCACTTCCATATTTTTTAGTTGTTCCATCTATTGTAGTTCCTGTTGCTGTAACTTTTTTAGTAGGTCTTGTTGTTGGTAAACAAAACGCACCTATTTTGCCATCTAATACAATTAAATTATTACCAGCATCTACAGTTTCAATTGTTCCTTCAGCTAATTTTGTTGCTCCATCTTTATCATAATAAGTTACAGTTTCACTAGGTGCTGGAAAAGATCCTGATAATCCTGTTATGTTTACTCTTGTTTTTCCGTCACCACCTTGACCATATGATCCATCTGTAACATTAATACCTTTGTTTGCAAAATATGTAAATGAATTAATAAAATCTACTCTTACACCATTTGTTACTGTTATTGCATCCATACCAGGTGTAATAAATGTACAATTTTGAAATCTAACTCTAACTTCTGGAGTAATTCCTCCAACTACTTGTCCATCAAGAAATGCTCCTTTACCTGCATCTCCTTGGTCAAAACCTCTTGGGTCTGCACCAGAAGTTACTGAACCTTTTGTAATTACAGCAACATTTTTAATTAAAGGTATATCACTTGTAAGTTGGAAATATGTACTATCTGCGCCAGTGGCTAATCTAAATGCGTGTCCTTCTGTTGCACCAGAATTATAATAAAAATCTGCAATAGTTAAATCTTCAACAGTAGTTTCACCATTAAGAATGAATACATCTTTATTTGGTGTACTTCCATGAGGTTTAATAACAACTGCTCTAATACCGTCACCTCTTACTGAAACTCCAGCAGGAATAGTTAAAGGTAAAACTTCATTATATGTTCCTGGATATATGTAAACTAAATCTCCATCTGTTGCAGTTGTTAATGCTTTTGAAACTGTTGCAAAAGGATCATTTTGGTGGGTTCCTGTTTTAGCATCATCACCATTTGTTGCAACATAATAAATTTTTCCTGGTCTAGCTGTTAAGTCAAGACCTTGTACAGTAATGTTACCATTCAATGTAAGGTTGTCTACAATTAAATTATTTGCATATACGTCATTCCATCTTTTTGCCGCGGAACCCATATTATATGTGTCAGTTACATCTGGAGTAATATTACTTGTAAAATCTGCCGCAATTGAAATTGAATCTGTATCAGCGTCACCTATCTGAATATTTCCGTCTGCTCTGATATTACCTGTAGCATGAATATTACCATTAACTCTAGTGTCTCCAAATACTTCTACAATACCTGTACCACTAGTTATAATTTCAAAATTTTGATTAGAATCCATGGCTTTAATAGTGTTTCCACTAATTTCCATATCATCAATTAATAGTTTATTATTGTATAAAATTCCATCAGGTGAAGTAATATTAAGAGAAGATGCAGTTGTACTAATTGAATTAGCACCAATTGTAATATTGTTTATAACTGCTTGAGTTGTGACTTCTAAATTTGTTGTACGTGCTGTTCCATTAATGTCTAATGGATATTGGGGACTAGCAGTGTTAACTCCTATTCGAGAATTATTAACATCAATGTATAAAAGATCAGTCTCGAAGGCCAGGTTTACTCCATTACGAAGTAAGTTGGACTTTAAGAGCTGTCCTGAAATTCGACCTACGGCCATTCTCTATCTCCTTTAGCACGGGGATCTTGTCCCACCAACCACATTACCTTGCGGGTTGAACCACAGTTTGTCCTGTCTAAAACAAGGTCTGATTTAAACATTATTAGTATTTATACTGGTTTTGGATTTATGTTGTAGTATGCTAGAATAATAGCTTAATTAATTATTAAGTTATATGTTAAGTTAATGGCTTCCAAATCTTCAATAGTTATACTTGTTTCTGCTTGTCCTGTAGCAGATTTCCATTCAGTTCCAGTCCATACTTGAAGTATAGCAACATCGGTATTCCAGAACAATTCGCCCTGTTTTAAGTTGGCTTTTGTTTGTTGATCTGCTGAAGAACCTGATGGAAGTTTTATAGCAGGAGCATCTATTTTAATAAATCTATCTACTTTTAAACCTGTACCTGTAAAAACTGTGTCGCTTTCACTTTCACTATTAAGAAGTTCACCCCCAGATATAGTAAAATTAGATGTGTCTAATATTACTTTACCAGTACCATTAGCTTCTAAACCTGCTTGAGCATTTGTGGCATCGTCTGGTACAGTTATAGTATTACCGTCTATATTAACCTGATCTTGACTTCCAAATCTATCAAGTGTTAGTGCTGTTGCATTTAAAGTACCCACACTAGAACCAGCAATATTAAATGTAAATTGATTACTTGTTAAATCTATTTTAGTATCTAAATCAGCATCTATTACACCACCTAAAGGAATTGCTCCACTATGAAATCCTTCAAATAATGTACTAGTAGTGTCAAATCTTATTCCTCTATCTTGTGTAGGACTTTGTGCAGTTGTTCCTACAGGAATGTTTAATGCTGTTGTACTATTAATTGTAAGTGTAGATGCTCCTGCATCAAAAACTATATCATTTGCAGAAGAAATTCCAGTACCGAATGTTAATTCTTCAGCAACAACATTACCAGTTCCACTGCCTTTTAATTCTAAGTCAGCATTAGATTCTGTTGTTCTCATAGTATTATTATGAACTACAAGGTTACCAAAATCTACAGTAGAAAAAGTAGATTTATACCATTGCTTACTTGCGGAACCTAAATTTCGTATTGTATTGTCAGATGGTAATAAATCTTGTGTCATATCCATATTAAAGTCTACAACGTCTGTAGGTTGATCACCAAGATTAATTAATGAACCTGCTATAGTTCCATCACCTGATATTGTTATACTGTTATTATTTAAAATTTTAGTATCAGTATTAAAATTAATTGTTCCAGTAGATTTAACATTAATATCACCTGTATGAGATTTTAATGTACTATCAGTTATAGTATAATCTCCTACAGTTAATTCATTACCGTCAATATGTGTATGTTCCCCACCTATAAAATTAATTTGTGAATCTGTTAAAGTTATTGAATTAGATTTAAAATCAAATTGTTTATCACTCATTCCAAAGTGATAATTTGTTCCTGTTAAATCACCTACTTCAAAATTATTTTTTTCATCAAATGAATTTGTATAAACTTTAGCATTATTAATTTCAACTACATTTTGAGTTACTTTATCAAATGCACAACCTATTGCATTAGTTACAGAAACTCCATTTCCATTAATTGCTGTAGTTAAATTACGGAAAATAGATCCTTGTATTTTTATTTCTCCACCTGTATTAGAAACTCCTTTATCAGCTGGTCCTTCTATAATACATTCTATTGCTTCTAATTTTACGCCAGTACCAGTAGTATAAATTCCTACTGAATTAGAATCATTTAATTTTATAGATACATTTTTAAGTATTATACTATCTTCACTGTTTGTATCGGTAACATTTCCGTTAAGTGAAAAACCGTAAGCAGTACTATCTTCTAATTTTAATTTAATATCTGCTAGATAAGGCGATTTGTTTACAATAGTTGCATTATTGGCAAATTTAAAACCACCTAAACTTCCAGTGATAGTAACATTTTGTACAGAACAACTATCGTTTAATAAAAATGCAAATTGACTTTGTGTTCCAGCTGTTGGTTTTATAATAACAGCTCCTTGACCTACACCTTTGATAGTAGTATTTTCAGGAATTTCTAATGGAAAAATTTCTTCATATGTTCCTGGAAAAACGTGAACTTCATGTGGTCCAGCTGTACTTTCTTCAATAGTACTTAAAGTATGTTTAATAGTTCCAAATGCAAAGTTAGGGTGAGTACCTGATAATGAGTTAGTACCATCTGTAGTTACATACCATTTATTTGTTATACCTAAGTTAACAGCAACTCCATTTAAACTTATAAAATTATCAATAGTAATATTATTCAAATCAGGCATACTTTTTACGTGGAAGTATCCCCATCTTTTCGCATTTGCACCTACGTCGTATGTTACTGATTGATCTGGCATTAAGTTTGAAGTTATGTCACCTTCAAATTTAATAGTGTCTTCATCTGAATCTCCACCTATAAAAACACTACCATCGAATGTAATATCTGCTGTGGAATGAATATTTCCGTAAGATTTTAAATCACTAGGAATTATAAATTTTCCAGTACCAGGACCTGGATAAATGTCAATGTTTGAATTTGTATTATAAGCACCTATAGTACTATTTGTGAAGTAAAGATGTTCTGTTCTTAATTCTTTATAAGTTAAGGCTCCGCCTGCTCCAGTAGATATTGTTATAGGACCTACTAAAGATCTAATACCATCTTGGTCCCATAGCATATTTCCAATATGAGCACCAGTTGTTACAGTTAATTCTGAAGGGATTTTTGTTGTTCCTGTTACAGTTAATTCTTTAGAAGGAGCATCTGTTCTAATACCTATTTTATTATTAGTATGCCCAATATAAAGCAAATCTGTTTCAAAAGCTAAATCACTAGTTCTTGTCAGATTTTCTTTAAGTAATGGTCCTGATATTCTACCTAAATTTGCTGTACCTGTTGGCATAGTACTCCTTTTACGTATTTATGGTATTTTGGGGAATAATTTATTTGTCTAAATTATGAATAACTGTTACTGGTTTTCCAGTAGGTACAGGCGTACCAAATGCAAGATAATATCCTGTAGGATATGAATTAGATGTTATTGAACTTTTTCCATCTACAAAAATTTGAGCATTTCCTACGTTAGTTTCGTTAACAAGTAATTGATTAGCACTTAGATATGTTTGTGTAACTGCTGTAACTGTATAAGTTCCATTGTTATTAGCTGATCCTGTTACTACAAATTGTTGACCTACGTGATAGCCTTTATCTACCCAATCAACAAAAGCTAAATCTTTACTTTCAAATGCTCCAACACCAGAAGCATTATAATTTTGTACTACAGCTACTTGCGTACTATTAATAGAACAAGGATTTTGTATAAGTGTATAATTTGTTGTTGGAATTTGTAAAACGTTTTCAACCATTACTAATACTGCTTGAGGTGTAGATGGTTCTTGTTTCATACCGCCATCATTTGAATCTAATACACCAAAGTTTATTTCTGTATCATTTCCATTTCCTAATGATTGAACAGTTACGGCAAATGGTTCACTTAATCTAAATGATTTCCACATAGTACCACCACCGGATACGTCTTCATAAACTTCAAAGTTTTTAGTTGTTGTGTTATATCTGAGTTGACCAACTACAGGTAAACCGGGTCTTTGTGCAGTTGTTCCTTTAGGAACTTGCATAGAACCTACAGATTCAATATTAATATTTTCATATTGATCGTAGATTACTCCTTTACCAGTAAGCATTCTTTTGTTTGAAGAGTGTCTTTTTAGAAATTTCATTATACCTCCAGATAGCTTACAACCGAAGCAACATTAGATGCACCACCTATTGAAATTCTAACTTTATCGCCTGCGGCTAAAATTAATTTTTCAGTGTCTAACGTGAAGGTTTCAGCACCTGGAAGTGTTGCCGTGTTGACTATAATATTTTTATTACCTGGTGTTTCACCATTTGCTACAGCATATATTGTAAATGTACTATCATTTGCTCCTGTTGGATCTTGGGCCGCAGTATTACACAATAATAAACCTGTTACTGCATAATTTTTACCTGCTGGTGTAAGTAACACATCTACTGTTTGTCCTGTTGTAATTTCGTGGTTTGTAATAGCCATTTTTTATCCTTATAACACCATACTTAGGACCATTGATCTATTTTTACTGATCATTTCTCCATAAGCATCATTTGTATTTACATAATAAAGCCCAGTATCGCCTCCTGCTGGAACTTTTGAATATAGTTTAACGCCGTCTGTATCAACTGCTGGGTCTGTAGCAGGGTCTAAAGTGCCTGGTGTTTGCTTAATTACAAAGGAATCAGTAACTTTTACTGCTCCTGTACCAGGTGCTTCTAGTTTTAAATCACCATTACTTACAGTATTTGATATGATATTATCTTCTATTCTAATTTGACCAATATCAACAGTAGTATTATACATTTCAAATGAATTACCATTCATTTTAGCTTTTACTACACCATCTACTGACATTGTAATTTGACTAACTGGATTTGCTCCACCTGTAGAATCTGCTACTCTTACTTCTGTATCACTATGTCCAATAAACACAGGTGCTAATGAATTAATTTGATTTACAATCTCTGTATCAACATATTTTTTATTTGGAATATCATTATCGTCTGTTACGTAAGTTTCATAAGTTGATTTTATTATTCTTAAAGAACCAGAACCTCCTGGTTGGAAATAAAGTGCTCCACCAGTACTAATACTATTAGTTCTTAAACCTAATAATGCACCATTTACATCTACAAATGTAAAGGCACCGCTTCTAGTTGTTTGAGAATCTGGATCATTCCATTGAAGTTGTTCGTCAAATAACATTTGAACGTCAACTAAACTTCCTCTGTCTACTCTGATTCCAGCTTGATTAAGTGTTACACCTACACCATTTTCACCACTATTAACTTCTATAATATTATCTTTAACAGTTAGTTCATTTGATGTTACTTGAGTTTGAGTTCCTTCAACGATTAAATTTCCTGTTACTCTAGTATTACCTACACCAACTCCAGTGTCTAGTTTTATCTCTCCACCAGATTGGACTTTTACTTTATAATCACCACTTGGTACTGTAACAAATCTTGACATTTATAAATCCTTATACCGCAGTTAAAACCATTTGGCTAGAAGTTGAGTCATCTGTAACTGACCACTTATAACGGACTCCAGAAAAGTCAATTGCGGTTCTATTAAACACTTTTCTAAGTCTAACTCCGTCACCAGCTCCGCCTATGTAACCTGTTAAAGACATTTCATTATCATTTAAACTATTAATGTCTTTATCAACTAACCTACATACTCCTTCATTTCCGGAATCATCATTAGCATCATCTACCATAAATTTATTAGATCCACGCTGTCTTTTAATGATTCCAACTGCCGAAACTGCGTTTGTACCCACTTTCACAGTAACAACAAAATTGTTGTCTGAACCACTAACGATCCCAAAATGCTTCTTATTAACTGGTCTACCCATATTCTTATTATATTATACTTATTTATGCAAAAAGGGGAAGCGTGAAAACTTCCCCTTTTAATTTAATGCGTTACTAGTTTATATTATTAACCGTTAGGTATTGAAACACTTACGTTGATAGTTGGACCTGATGCAACAAGAAGAGGTTTGTCTCCTACTGCAAATTGTGATCCTGTTCCAAGAGCGCCAACTATGAAGTGACGTCCTGTGAGTTTACTTGCAAAGTATGTTCCACCTGCACTGTCCGTACCAGTTACTTGTACTTGTTTTGCCGCTAGTGAACCATGTACTACTGCTGTAAGTACACACGTTTCTGTTCCGTCTGAAGTTGTTACACGAAACTTTTTATTACCTTTTTGGATTATGTTAGTAGTGTCTTTTGCACTACCGCCTGTAACAAATGCTTTAAAGATCATTTGATTGCCGGCAAGTCCACTTGAACCGATTGGCAATGCTGTGTTAACACTTGCTAGTTTTGTTGTGCCTGAAACTGTTTCAGCACTTTTGATTGGTCTTCCCATTTTTTTTCTCCCTTTAACGTTCTATGTTATACGCAGTTGTGTCTGCATAAGACTAGACAAGATGTCTAGTTCAATTGTATTTATCCTTTTGAGAGGGAAGCCAAAAGCTCTATTTTACTGAAATATTTTAAGGAATTGATTGCTTGTTGTAGTTTTAAATTAGCACGTTCTTGGTAAATTTGTCTTTTAGTTTGTCTTAACATTATTAATTCATCTAATCTTTCATTTAATAATGCATCTACTGTTCGTTCTAATTTTTGAATATCTTTGATAAAAATGCCATGATTTTTCTTCCAAACATTTAGTCTACTTCTGTATTCTAAATATTCATTATACAGTTCATTTGAAGTTATTTCTATCATACAAATATTTACAAGTAATAAAATTATTCTAGCTTATTCACCAGGTTTCTAGCGCCATATGTCACTAAAAAGGACGCATTGGCTCTTTTGTATATGGTTGCAATTTCTAGTTGATGTTGAATAGTTGGTAGTCCTACATATTCATCTGATACTTGGAATAATCCAACTTGTTTATATGTTCCTGCTTTAACTAATCCAAATACATCCATACTATGACTTGCAGGTTTTAATAATAATGCATCTGCACCATCGGCCACATATTGATGTGATCGTGATGTCATACCCCATTCATTTTTAACATTTAATTGATAAGTTCTTTCACTAGAAGGTTTACTATCTGATACATCTCTAAATGTACTATAAAATACACTTCTCCATTTTACATATGCCATTATTAATTTAGATGTTTCTGCTTTAAGATTTTTAACTGTATTTTCTCCCATATCACTTGGTGCTAAAACATCTGCTCCAGCAGACTCTAATTGTTTTCCTAAATTTACTAATAATTGTTCACTGGTATCTGGTTTATCTAATACGCAACAATGACCATCTGGTAGTGTTGAACATAAACATACATCTACACTTAATTGTATTTTTGGGAATTTTGTTTTAATTTTGTTTACAACTTCTGCTTGGAATTTCCAATCAGGTGTCCAAGTTTTTTTATTAGGTGTTATGAATAATAGGAAATCTTCTAGACCAGAGTCTATGTCTGTTTGAATTCTGTTGTTAATGTCTTTAAGACTATAACTTGAATTGTCTGGGCCTAATCCAGCTTCATATGTTTCACCAGATTGGTTGACAAAGATCGGCTGGAGTAAGTCCATTTATGTTTATTCTGCGATTTGATCGCACATTTCTTTTGTTGCTTTATTTCCAGCTTCTTTGTCATAAACCCAAAGGTAAGAATATACAATTTGATCACCTTTTTGCATACATCTTTTACCTAAATCTAATGCAGGATTTTTTACTGAACAAGCTGTTAATACAAACAACGAAAGAAAAAATATAGCTATTGTTTTCATACGTACATTATAACGTATTTTGGTAGAAAGTCAAGTTTTGGTTTACCAAAAAGTAAACCCTAATATGCTAGATAATATGTTGGTGAATAGTACGATTATTGATATTTGAATTCCGAGTTTTGATAAAATGAATAAAGTAATCATAGTTATTGCTTAGGTGGCACCATAAGTACCACCCAAGTTTAGGTTAAGTTATCTAAATCTATATTATTTTCTGTTGAAGATATGATATAGTATCCAAACCGCAACTAAACCTAGTAATCCTTGATCACTAAATCCAGAGAGTACGCCCTGTACGTTTCCTATCACAGAAACATTTGGCCAGAACGGAATACCTTGACCGTTGAAAAGGATTTCTAAAACGATTCCTAATGCGATGAAAGATACACCAACATCAGCAATTCCTTTTGCCCATCCTTTAACTTTTTGTAAAATATCCATAATGGACCTCCTTTACAAATTTAAATTAATTCCCTCTAAACTTGGGAACGTGACTTTATTTAGGTAAAGGTATTCTGAAAGATAAAACTACATATTTTTGACAGACATCAAAAATAATGGTTTAATTTATTATGTGTGTAGATATTAAAGGTTGTAAGATAGTTTAATCGTGAAAAAAGGCGATCCGAAGACCGCCTCTTTTCGTATTCTGTTTACTCTCGCTTACGCAAAAGTTACGTTCGCTACAGAGATCTCACCTAAGTAGTCAGCCGCATTACCTAGTGAAGATGCAGTGTTTGATAACTCTACATATCCATATCTAGTCATGAAACTCACAACTGGTTCGAAAGTTGCCGGATCAAGAACAACACCACTTGACATTAACGGTATGTATGGGCAGTAGAATGCCGCCGCGTCTGCTTCAGACGAGCCTTTATATCCTACTAATACAGCCGTTCCGTCAGCCGCGTATGTGTCAGCGTACACTTTCATTGAACCATTTAAAGTACCAACCATTTTTTGGTTAGTAGGTGCTTCGAAAGTTCCTTCAGTTGTTCTTGCGAACGCTGAAGTTGTTGCTGATTGAAGAACTGTTAAAGCGTGAGGGCTTACTACAGTCCAGTTACCAGCACCACGTCTTGTACGTTGAGCTATCTTGTTTGCTACTCTGTTTATCATCACAGCCAAAGCCGCGTGTTCATCACCTACGAATGTAGCAGTTCCTGATACAGCCGCTTGGTCATATGCTTCTTCGGTTGGAGCTAATGATCTTAGAGAGTTGATCACTTCTTGATCTATCTCAGCAGTAATCTCTTGAGCTAATGCCGCCATGATTTCTGCTTCTACATCAACACCTTGCTGTGCTTGAGCATCTTGAGCAGATTCAAAAGTCCATCTAGCTGATAGTTTTCTAGTTTTGGCTTCTACAACCTGTTTCAAGATTTGAATTGATAGTCTGTTACCACCTGTACCTTCTAAGCCGGCTGTTCCGCCACCTTTTCCAGCAGTTTTGTCTCCAGAATAGGCTTGACCTATTTTGAATGGTGATAATGCCTCTTCGCCTGCAGTAACGTCATTATCGCTACCTGTTGCGTCGTTGGCATCAGCATATCTAACTCTGAGTGTGTGGATTTGACCAACTGGGCCAGTCATTGGTTGAACTCCAACCAATTCGTTAGCTATTACAGTCGGCATAACCCGTCTAATCACCGGTAGGATCACTCTGTTTAAAGTAGCCACGTTACCAGCCGAAGTTGCTCCAGCTGTTGCCGCCTCTGCCAAATACTTTCTAGTATTTTCGAGAGTTGCTTCCATTACAGACTTCTTATTGCCTGAAAGGCCTTCAAGTAACGCACTCTTTGTATCCTGCCAGCGAGTTTCTGTTAGTTCTGACATTGTGTTTTTCTCCTTTTTAGATTCCTGCGAGTCTTTTTATATCTACAATATTTCTATTGAATTGACTCACATTTCCAATGTTTGTTGAAATTTTATCGCCTGTTACTTCTGTGCCTGTATTTGAACTTGCCTTTTTCGCTGGAGTCCTACCGTTTATTACAGCGGGCATATATTTGTCAAATTGCTTACGCAATTTTCCAGTTTCTACGCTCTCCAGTAAATTCGTCATTATTTCTTTTTGTTCTGTGTTTAATGGAGTAATTAACTCATTAACTACAGATTCTCTTTCAGCTTTTTCTTTAAGACCATCGATTTCTGATTGTTTAGACTCGACTATCTTTTCCTTCTCATCAGCTGTTTTCTTCGCGTCTTCTAATTGTTGTTTAGTTAAATCTACAACTTTTAAAAGTTTAGATGTTTCAGATTTGCTATTCAAGAATGAATTAGTATATTCTTGTGCATAAACCTCAAACAATCTACGACCAAAGTCGTTTTTACGTGATGCATCAATATCGTCTTTTAATTGGCTTATTTCTTTTTTCAAGTGTTTACCAACTACTTCCGATACTTTTTCAGCGCCTTTCTTAATAAAGTTTTGTCTTACTTTTTCAAAATGTGCCTTTGCTTCACGAATTAGACGTACTTTTGTTTCAGCAACGTCTTTCTTATCTTCGTGGAATTCCGCGATTTCTTTAGACAAAGCGTCAACCACAAAATCCTCAAGTTTAGCAAAATTAGTTGCCATAACTTTTTGGTCTTCGTGTAATTCAGCAATTTCAGATTTAAGTTGTTCAAAAACAAATTTTTTCAAATTATCTGAATGTTCTTTCATATGAACCGCATACTTGGCTTTTTGCTCTGCAAGTTGTTTACGGTCATCGGCGAACTCTGCGATCTCTTTTTCAAGTTTTTCTTGAACCATGGCATTTACAGCATCAGTTAATGTTGCTTTATCGTGCTCATATTTCTTTGCAAACTCTTCTCTAAGTTCCGCAGTAACTTCAAGACGATTTTCATCAATCTTTTTGTTCCATGCTGACTCTATTTCCGCTCTGATCTCTTTTGAAATTGCGTCGTTCTCAAAAAGTGATTTCAGTGCATCTAACATTATGTTTCTCCTTATGTTATTGGAGTTTGTTAATTATATTAATTAACGAATCCTTTAAATAATTTTCTGCCTGTCCTTCTCTTGCCATGTTTAAAGCCTTATATCCACCTCTTTGGTTTAACAAGTGTTCATAAATGGGAGTTGGATAGGCTCCCGGAGCACTTGGTTGAGCTACGATATCAACGGTAATTATTTCAAAATCTTTAACTTCACCTGAACCATAAGGTCCCATGCCGTCTTCTTGAACATTACCACTACCACGCGATGAGACTCCTAATTTAACTCCGCTGTTAAGCATTGTTTCTACTAGTTTTCCCATCGGCGTTGGTAATACTTTTAGTTTTCCATAACCATTAGGTCCGTCCATCCACATACTTGATAACATATGGGACACACGGTCCAAATTTATTGTAAGACCTTCAGGATGATCAACTTCACCTAGAACTGAATATCCGCCTTCAATTTGATCGTTGAGTGTACTGACAGCCCGTTGGATTTCACTAACAGGATATACCCGTTGGTTAGCGTTTTTAACGCCACCTTGGATACAAATGCCCTTCATATATAAGGACTTCCCGCTCTTTTCATCTTTGGACTCAACAACCATTTTTGCTTGGTCGAAGGTCAGTGTCTCACGTAAAGATATCATCAATACTATGTCCTACTTTTTCTTATTATTAACTGCCAATAGCTGATTTCTTAGCAGAACTATCAGTTCCGTCAGCTTTATTAGCCTTTGCTGGTTTTAATTTAGAACCATCTTTAGAGCCAGGTGTGTTGATGTTTCCACCAGATAAGTCTCCTGCTTTAGGAGCCTTTCCACCTTTTTCTTCAGAAGTAGAAGTACTTACAGCTTCCGCTGAAGCTTTTTGCCCTTTACCACCATCAGCGTTAACTGGAGATTTGCTATTATCAGTACCATCTTTATCAGATGCTGTTACTTTATTAACATATTCTCTCATTTCTTCTCTTGGTGATTGAGTAGCTGTAGCTTTTGCTTCAACTGTTTTACTTTCAACTTTTGGTTGCTCTATTTCTTGCTCTTTGCCAGCAAGTTCGGAAGTAGCTTCTGCTTCTCCCTCTGCATCATCGTCGCCTTCTGCGTCATCACCAGCTTCGTCGTCTGCTGGAGCTTCTGCATCGCCACCATCTGACATCATTGCGTCAAATTCAGCTTTAAGTTCGTCGATTGCATCTTCTAAGTCAACTACACGATCTTCAAGGTCTTCACCATCTGAAGGCGCTTCGTCGCCATTATCTTTGTCACCGTCTACTTCAATGTCACCGACCATGTCGTCTGTTGGGTCAGCACCTATTTCTGCAGTTGGTGTTGATGCTACTTCTGGAGCCGGTTGTTCAACTGGCTGTATGTCAACAAGTGTTTCTTTAGTTACTTCTTCTTTATCATCTTCTTTAGCAACTTCTTCAACTTTTTCTTCCTTGTCGTCTTCTTTTGTAGCTTCTTTTGTATCTTCTTCTTTAGCATCTGCTTTGTCATCTTCTTTTTTATCTTCAGATGTTACAGCTTCAGCTGTTTTTTCGTCCTTACTAGCCTCTGGAGTTTCGATTTCTTTAATATCGTCTTCCAATAGGTCTTCGTAAATGCTTCTTGATTTTTCTACCACGATTTCGTGGAATAGATCATCCGCGCCTGCTCTGTCATCAGCAACTAGTTTTTCAAGCATTTGCTCAAATTTACTAGGGGCTTCCACAGATTCAGCTTTTACAGATGTGTTTTCTTTTTTATCTGACATTTTTATCTCCTGTTATGTGTATTCTAGACTGTCCGTCCATTTATTTACACAAAATCGTTATTTTTTAGTCGAAATAGGCCCAACAGGCCCTTTTTTGAACAAATTTTATAGATTGTATCTTTGTTTGAACTCAGAAACTTTTAATTCATGATAATTTGTAAATTTCTTAAGATCTACAGCCTTAAATGTAGGATCTGCTCGGTCGGCAATTACACGAATATAAGTTTTGGAAGGATTTTTTTGTAAGATAATGCAACATTGTCTATTCCAATTACCATGGTACGTTGCAACATCAGAGCTTTTTTTATAATTTTTACTATCAGAGTATAAGTTGTTATGTTTACCTTCGGGTGTACCCATAAAATCAAAGCCTAAAATATAGATAAGTTTGTGTCTATGTATACTAGCCAGGTGTAAAGCAGTTGGACCTGAGCTCCAACCTAAACTAGGTTCAAAGAAATTTAAATGTTGAAACTTTTTATATGATCTATTAGGGTTTGTCCAAACTGGAGTTTTATTAGGTATGTTATTTTCAACTAATTCAAAGACCATTTTAGAATCTACGGCAACAATATGATTGCATAAGCCAGGGTAATCTCTATATATGGCATTACACCCGTAAATTTTACCTTTTTCTTTTAATGGTTCTAGTGGAATTACTTTTCTACTGATACCATTGCCTAATACAAAAGCAACGGACATAGATTACATCTCTGGTTGATTAGCGGCACCGTACATTGTTCTCACAAGTTCTAATTCTTTTGATTGTTCTTCCTTATGAAACTCTCCGGCTTTTCTTGCTCTGTTGATTTGTCGTAAAGATAGTCTAGTTTTTCTAGTATCATCTATGTTTATTACAGATTCGTCACTTCCAGCATCGTAGTTTTTAATGTCTACTGGTTGCATACTGTCTTTATCAAAATAAAATAGTTCACGTAATATCATTGTATCAATATTTATGCTCCTGGCGTAGGAGTTCCACCTGGTGGTGTTACCGGTGCTCCACCTTGTTGAGGTGTTGGTGATGCTCCTCCTGTAGGTGCTTCGGGTTCAGCCTCTGCTTCTGCTCCAGCTAAATCCTGTTCTATACCTGCTGTACTAATTCCTTGTGTTCTTAACTCTCCTGAAGAAGCTGTAGGTTTAATTTGTGCGTCTGCATCGTTTTCTTCACGCCATAATCTTTCATTTTCAGCCATTTCTTCTGGTGTTAAACCTAAAAATCTTGATAATGCATATCTTTTAGATATAAAAGGAATATTTGTTAACTGTGAATATGTAGCTATTCTGCTATTGTCTACTTCTGCTTGTCTATAACTTGCAAAATTGATAGGTGTTTGAAATTTAAGATCAAACATAGCTATATCTATATTAACACCTTTTTCTAATAGATATTTTTTAAACTCTTGATTAAAATCATCTGAAAGTAAATTTTGTAGTCTTTCACAGTACTTGTTAAATCTTAATTCTTGAATATATGCTGTTCCTACTCTGCCATCATTGTGTTGTGCTTGACTATCGTCAGGACCTGTAGGCAAATATGAACTAGGAATACGTAAACCTCTTACAAGTTTGTTTGTAAAGTATTTTAAATCGTCTATTTCACCTAAATTAGTACCACCTGGTAGTGTTTCTACTTTAGATCCTCTTCCTTCAGCTGTTTGTGGGAAGAAATAATCCTCATTTATTGATAAAGGATTGTATGCACTATCAATGACGTTCTGCCCGCCACCTGTTGCTGATGGAATTCTTCGTTGATGAATTTCAGTCTTAACTCTTTCAACGAATTGCATTGCAAGGTGACTTGGCATATTACCTACGTCAATATAGAATACCCGTCTTTCCGGTGCTCTCTGTACTCTATAAATTATAATTGCATCTTCTAGTAATTCTTTTTGTTTGTAAACTTTGAATATTGATTCAAGTAAGCTATTTCCAAATGGAAAGTTATTATCTAAACCTTCACTTAATGATAAGTGTAAAATATGTGAGGCATCTACAGCAATTTCTCTTTGTCCATGGGCAAATCTTGTTCCTGAAGACTCTTGGAAGTTTGCTCCAACCATTCCTCTAACACCACCAGTTAAATATCCACTACCTCCTCCAGTAATATTACCTGTAGTTTGAAAAGGTGTAGTAGCAACTAAATGTTTAAAATTAAAATTAATGTCTCTGACAATATATTGTTCTGGTTCTTTACCTGTACTTTCATTTACAATTATTTTACTAACCTTTGCTGGGTCAACGTGAAACAATTTTTTAGTTTCAGGGTCTCTAATAAAAAATGAATCACCATATTTGAATACATTTCTTAATATTTTAAACATTCTTTTGTTAAAGTTGTTTAATTTACACCATTGTTGTAGGTATTGTTTTATAATTTGAATTTCTGTGCTAGTTGCTTTTTGTTTAAAGTGAAATATAAATGGAGCATCATTGGATTTGTTTAGTTGTGAGCAAAATTCTGCTAAAATATCTAAAGCCGCATTAACTTCAGAGTCAAGATCCATTACATTGTATTGACCGTATCTCTCTATTCTGTTAGGTGCACCACTATAAACATCAGGTAAAAAAGATGAATAGTTAGTTTTTGCTGGACCAGATGGCATTCCTGTTGCACTACCAACTGGGCTTAACTGTCCTGTTTGATTATTTCTAACTGGTACTTGCGTAAAATATTTTTTCCAACTCATATATTAAACCGTTTTCATTAAATTGCCTTCAAAATCCTTTTTTGAAATTATTCTAGCATAATTCGTATTGGTTGTCAATACCATTAAGATCTCGCTCATAGTACTATTTAACGTATCTAGCTTATCTCCTGTAACCTTCCCGGCGCCTGCTGTTGTAGTTGCAAGATTTTTATTAACTACCAAAGTTTGGGCATTTAGGTCCGTTAAGTTTTTAGTATACTCTATAAGTGGAGCTGTGTCAAGTTCTTTTGTTACTTCTCTCATAGTAGATGCAAACGTTGTCATATTGCTTGAAAATTGTCCAAAATTGGCATTAAAATCTGTATTAGATAATACTTTGATACTCTCTACTAGCGAATTAAATTTGTTATGATCAACAGTTACAACTCTTTCTAAACTTTCAGCTACTACTCCTAAACCTTTTCCAGCCGCATACAAACCAAGACCAGCACCAGCACCAACTAATGCCATTATTCCTCCAACAATAGCTCCACCTTTAAGTGCCGCTACACTACCTAAACCTCCAGCGACTTTGCCCACCGCCTTCATCTTGCCACCAGCACCACCAGCCATCGGGAGCATTTTACCCATTAATCCAAATGCACCTCTTAATGCAAATGATGCCACTCTTAATGCCGCAAACGCACCAATTACTCCAATAACTCCAGCCGCTAATGCTCCTAATCCTGATCCTCCTCTAGTAAGTTTTTCTAAACCAGCCGCCATTGCATCAATGACAAATGTTACTGCTTTTATCGGTCCTTCTAATAAATTCAATAAAGCATTCGCTAATCTTTGGAAAGAACCTTGTAAACCTTGTACAGCTTTATTATTCTCTTGAACCATTTTTAATCTTTCTGCATCTGCTTCAGTTAATTTTTCACCAAATTTAGTATGTCTACGCATTTGAGTTACAGCAGATAAAACTGTATTACCTTGTTGAGCCAAGATAGGTGTTAATCTTAATTCAGCATCACCACGTGCCATTGCTAAATTGGCTGTTTGTCTTATCGCGGCAGAAAATTCATGTACTCCTATTTCTCCATCTCTAGCTCTTTTAGCCATTACTCCTAATTCAGGATTCAATAGCATTAAAGATTTTCCAAATTCGGTCATTGGTATACCGCCTGTAGCAATTAAATCTTTTAAACCACCTTTCATTTCAGTATCTGTGATTCCTTCTAATGCACCTATTATACCTCTTAGGTTTTCGTTTGCACCTGCCTCCAAGGCTTGGAATATACCAGCGATGGATCTATCTGCCGCCGCAGATTGCATAGCTTGAGCAATTTCTTTTCTTTGTTTACCTGTTAATGTGGCTAGTTGATCTAATTGCATAATATAATTTTGAGTACCTAATTGTAATTCTTGGTTACTCATTGTTTGAGCTCTACCTAATTTTACTTGAATGTCTAAATAATCTCCCCAATATTCTAATTGTTCCTCAAACCGAATACCTAATCTAGCCATTGATGGTCCAAAATCTCTTTGAATCATTCCGCTAATTTCAGAAAATCTTTTTGTACCAACATAAACTGATCCACCAAAATTTGCAATAGATTCTGATGCACCACTAACTGCATTTTGGAACATCTCTAAACTTACACCGGCATCTATTGCCATTCTTCTATATTCAAACAATCCTCCAGAGAATTGTACCCCTGCTTCAGATAGGTTACGGAATGTTTCTATTTGTTTATGAATTTCTATAGTTAGTTGATTAAATGCTTGTCCTAAAGTTCTGCCTAAAGCACCTAAATTACTTGTTGCTGATTCTACTATTGCTCCAAAAGTATCTATTTGGGTTCTTGAATCTAATATGCTTGAACCAAATGCTTTTACAACTTGAATTGTAGTTGAGTGTCTACGCCCATAAAACTCTAGTATAGCATTTACTTTTTCAGTACCTTCAAGAGTTTTTAGTTGTTTTTTAAATTTTTTATCTTCTAGCGAAATGCTTTTTTCTCTCGCTTTATTTTCTTTTTGTATGTTGGCTAATGTGGCATCTCTTCCACCTTTTGGCAGTCGAGATGTGGTTTCGATCCGGATATCTCTACTATTGGTAGCTATACCGGCTTCTACTAGATCCTGTCCTTTTATTATAAATCCTTCTGCCATTATTAAAACCCTAGTTAATTGCTCTCATAAATATATGCGTATATTACCATATATCAATATATAGAGTAATATTTATACGGAGAAAATATGCCAAAAAAAACAACGAGTGCTAAATCTAATCCTTTAGAAAAGTATTTTAGACAACCTAAAATTTATCTAAAATTACCTAGTGGAGGTACGTTTTATCCCGAAGGCACGTTAGATTTACCTGAAAACGGTGAAGTACCTGTATATCCAATGACAGCAAAAGATGAGCTCACATTCAAAACGCCTGATGCATTAATTAATGGTCAAGCCACAGTTGAAGTTATTAAGAGTTGTGTACCTAATATTAAAGATCCATGGTCAATGCCAAGTATTGATATGGATGCAATATTAATAGGTATTAGATTAGCAACATATGGTGAACAAATGACTATTAGTGTTAAAGTTCCTGAAACAGGAGCTGATAGAGATATGGAAGTTGATTTAAGAATTTTACTTGATAAACTTATTGTTGCAAAATATAACGATACAGTTTTCCATGGCAATATGGAAATAAAAGTAAAACCTTTATCTTATTCAGAGTTTACTAAAAACGCTCTTAAAACTTTTGAAGAACAAAAAATCTATGGTTTAGTAAATGATAAAACTATACCAGACGAACAAAAAATGGATCTGTTTAGCAAAAGTTTTATTAGATTAACACAATTAACTGTCGATATGGTTGCAGGTAGTATTATTAGTATTAAAGTTGATGGAGAAACTGTTACTGATTCTAAAATGATTAATGAATTCATTAATAAAGCAGAAAAAGAATTCTATCAAGTAATTTTAGATCACATTACAAAACAACGTGATGAATTTGCCATTAAACCTTTAAAAGCTACAACAACTGAAGAAGAACAGGCTAAAGGTGCACCTAAAGAATTTGACGTTCCAATAACTTTTGATAGTTCAAATTTTTTCGCATAAGGATCTTGACAAAAACTCTCCCTGAAATTTTACAGGAGGTGAAGGTCCTAGATAGTGAGAGCAAACAGCTTAAAGCAGATATCATGAGATTAGCTTGGTATATGCGTGGCGGATTAACTTTGGATGAAGCATTTAATACAACCTACGAAGATCGCGAAATTATGTCCACAATAGTGAAAGAAAACCTTGATACGACTAAAAAATCAGGTTTACCATTCTTTTAATCCACAATTTTGATACCTATAACATTATATGAATACTTAATTCTGTGAGGATACCGTTCTAAATATGCCTGTAATGGAAATTTACACACAAATTAACAAGCCCGACTGGGTGCATCAAGACGACTCCTGGTTGCCTTGCTTAAAGTCCACGACAGTGGACCACAAAGAAGCAAAAAAACAAGCCTTGTTAATAACTCACATCAAAGCCATCGAGCACTACAAGTATTCTCTTGAGCCGTTGTTCGATCAAAAGGTTATATGCGTAGGTTCTAAAACTTACGATAGACTTCATGAGATGGGATTCAAACATATAGACTGGCGCCCCCGCGCCGAAGAAATTCGGATCGTGTCGCGAGACACAGGAGATATTACATGGTTAAGGGGAGACAAATGGGCACGAGATTTTTCACATATACAAAAAGTTACAACAATCCAAACATACAAAAGCGAACCGCACAAAACTAACGTTAAAAAAATATTAAAGATGAGTCCAGACATATTGCACGTATACAGCAATACAGTATTAAAAGAATTTGAAATAAGAAGTTGGCCTACAACACTTTTAAACCACACTCAGAGTTGTGATCCTGATCGAGCACTGTGGAAAGAAACAAAAGTATTTGATCCTAATGTATAGTGAATGAACTTCGTTCATTCAAGTTGGTCTTCGACCCACTGTTTATCCTATTAATTTGTTACGAAGTAACTTGCATCATGCAGATAGTTCAACCATACTTCTCCCAAAACGGGAGAAGCACAGTCATCATGCGAGATGAGCCTGCCATTTCGTGCAAAGAGATTTTTTACGGAGGCGGTAACCCGCTAACCCCCTACTCAGAACTTCTATAGTTACGGGAGATTATTAATTCTACACAAATCAAACTAATAATCTTGGTGTTGTATCTTTTTCACAGAGCACCTTCTTTATGTAATGTGCAACACATCAGAATCTAACCGCACAAATTGGCGGCTTCAAGATGAATCGAGCTCCCTCGATTAAACGGAGTTGCTATATTGTTATTTTGGTTATATGCCTTGAGTTGATAATTGTGCAACCTGTGATTTATTAAGTTGCCAAAAGGAATCAAATTCTGTAAAAACCCAGTGTGTATTAGATTTATTATGAGTATAAAGAACATGACTACCCATAGTTAACCTAACCTGACGTTCTGGTGCCGTCAATTTGGTTTCGAAGCACACATACCTACCTTTACGGTTGAATTTCATTGCTAGGATGTTGAAATCTTTATCTTGTGCTGAATCTAATGTTTGTTCTAACCATTCATCTAGTTTAAGAACAGGTTTATTCCATACAAGCTGATGAAAAGGAAATTCTGAATAGTTTTTACATTCCATATTGAAATGATTCCACGTGTCAGGAGGTATTATGTCGCTTTTCGCTCCGCGGATTTGTCCTTCGGACAAAATGTCCTTACGGACCGCGTTGGCTCCGCCAACGAACGCACCACTTGCCGGTACCCGGATGAAAGACAGCTGATATAAATCAGACAAGAAATTTGCCATTTCTCTTTCAAATCCTTTTCCTTTATTTTTACTCTTGCTTGCCATTGTTAATTGTTTTTAATAACTTCCTATCTTTTTTTGCTTTTATATATTCATCATGAAGTTCTTTTCTTCGTTTCCTTGCTAATATACGTATCTTTCCAAGTGCTCTTCTGGCATCTATTTTTGGAATTTTACTTTTCTTTTTAGCAAACAACTCATTAGCTTTAAAGTAATCTAAGTATGCTTTAGTTAGTTTGTCGTGCGTATCATCTTCCAGTTGGCTCATAAACCTCCATATCGTTAGCGTATGACGTAAATCCATTTTCTTTTACTACTTTAAGTACATTATTCACACGTCCTATTAATTCATCTTTGTGACTTATAAGGAATATGTTTTTACTTCTTTCTCTACTCATCTTTTTAAGAATTGCTAAAGAACTTTCTACTCCAGCTACATCCATACCACTATCTATTAATTCATCTATAAACAATAAATTAATTTGTTGATATAAATTTTCCCAAACATCTCTAAATGCAAAACTTAATCCTAGTATTAATCTGTTTCTTTCACCTCTACTTAAATTATCAAAGTCTAAATCTTGTCCTAATTGTGTTATTTCTACAGTTAAATCATTTTTAAATGTAACAATATGAGGTAAACCTAATTGATCCAAATATTTCATTAATCTACTATTAAGGAATCCTAAATTTTGATCTATAATTTTCTTTCTAATAAAACTGTCTTTGTTAGTTAATAACTTCATTAAAAACTCTTGGTGTTCTTTTAGTGTTTGCATTGTATTAACATTATCCCATTTAATTTCTTGTACTGCTTGATTTTTAAGTTCATCAACTTGGTCAGTGTAAGGATTTTCATCTAAATATTTTGTTTTAAGATTTGATTTTAAATTATCTAAATGGTTTTTATGTTCATATGCATCTGTAACTGTATCATAAAATGTTTCAGGTTTAGTTCCAAGTTTTCCTAATTTTCCTATTTCATTTTCAACTTTACTTAATTTTATACTTAAATCTATAACATAACTATTTGCTTCGCCATATTCTTCTTCTAATGTTCTTTGCATACCTCTTATTTTGTCTATTGGTAAATCTTGACCACAAGCATAACATATAGCTTCTTTATGTAAACCTTCTAAATCTATATCTATTTTCTTTGCAACTTTGTCGGATTGTTCAATTGTGGATTCATAATTTTCTACATCTGTTTGTAATTGCATTATTTTATCATTAAGTTTATTCCAAGATTCTAATTCTTTATGTAATTTTAATTCTTTATCAATGTTTACAGATTCTAATTTTTTAATAGTGTCTTGCATATCTTTTAAATCTACTTGTTTTTGTGTTTCCCATGCTTTTGATTTATTTGTAAGTGATACGATTGTTTCTTCAATTCTATCATTGCTAATTTTAATTTGTTCTAATCTTGCAGTTTCTAATGCAATTTCTTCTTTCATTCCTTTAATTTTTTCTTTAAGTATTGCCGCCTTTTCAGATAATAATGTTATACCCAATAATTGTTCAATTATATCCTGTTGTTCTGTATGATGTAAACTTAAAAAAGGTTGTGTATAAGTGTTTAAAGCAACAATATGTTTAAACATCCTAGAACTTATACCTAACATACGACTTATATCTTCTTGTGTTTTTCTGCTGTCTCCTTGTGCATCTTCAGACATTTCTTGTTCTGTATCATTTACATAATACTTCAATATGTTTGGTTTTCGTCCACGTTCTATTCTATATTTTGTAGATGCTTTTTCAAAAGTTATTGTAACCATCATATTTTTATTATTGGTTTTGTTAACTAAATTATCTCTTTTAATTTTGGTTAATGCTTCACCAAATAATGCATAACTTAAAGCATTTATAATGGTTGTTTTACCTGTACCATTTCTACTTCCAGCGTCATCACCACCCATATCAAGATTTTCTCCTAATACTAATGTTAGTAATTGTTGTTGGAAATTTATTGCTTGGGTTTGTTGTCCCACGCTCATGAAATTTTTTACTGTCAGGTTATTAATTTTAATCATTACAAGTCTCTATAAATTGACAACAATACTTTTTTATCGTAGTTGTCAGAATCAATTGCTTCTATTTCTTTTGAAACAATTTGATCCACAGATTCAAATTTTGTAACATCCAAATCTGTATGAATTTCTTCATCTTTCTTACTAGGTATTAATACAATTTCTCTACAATTATACTCCTTCATGAAATTTTCTTTAATAAAACTTGCTTCTTCATAACTAATATCTACATCCAAAGTTACTCTTAAATGCATTTTTGGTTTCATTATTTCTTTTGTTTTATCTAGTAATTCACTTAATTTAACATTTTTATATTTTGGACAGTTCCACCAATTAATATATTCAGGTTCTTTGCCCCATTCTAAAAACATCATTCCTCTTTCATTGTCATCAACATCTGCGTAATTGTGTGGCATAGCATTACCAATATAAGTTATATTTTTAGCTGTTTGTCTTTTATGAAAGTGTCCAGAAAATACATACTCTTGATTTTTAAAATTAGCAGGCATTAATTCTCCAGTATCTGGCATTTCTATCATAGCGTTCATTAAGAAATGTGGTAACTCAAAATGTCCAAACATATATTTGGCTTTTATTTTGGTTACTTTTTTCCATTCATCACCTATCATCCATGGAACCATAGTTACCTCTCCTATAGTTGTCACTTCATTAACAATAGTAATACCCGGAATAAATTTTCCAAATTCTACAGAATGAATATCTCGTTTGTCCTTAAAATATAAATCGTGATTACCTGGGAAAAAATAAAAATTTTCAAATGCCTTACCTAATTTTTCTAAACTTCTTAAAGAAGCATCCATAGTTGTTAAATTTAATGAATTTCTATTATGATGCCAATCACCACAAAACATTCCTGTTTCACAACCTCGTTCTTTGGCTTGTTCTATATACCAATCTATGAATTCTTCGCAATCGTTATTATGAATTTTTGAATTTGATTTTAGTCCAAAATGAATGTCCGTGAATACTGCTAATTTTTTAAACAAGTCATATCTCCTGTATTTTAGTTTGCTCTTTAGTTTAAACTAAATTTATTTTTATGTCAACCTTAACGTGTTTTTTTCTTAACCGGTTTCTTTGTAGGAGTTGGTTGAGGTGGTGTTCCGGGTGCTGTATTGGAAGCCTGGGCTTGTCTAGTACTACTAGGCATCATATCATTCATTTCCAATATGTCATCTCTAATGTTTTGATTTCGTTTTTCGATATTAATAATTCGAACAAATGAATTTGTAACTGCCGCTGTATAGTATGCAAAAGGGTTATTAGATTTTGATTCATCAAATTGTAAACCAATTTGAGCTAATTGTAATATAGCTTGTCCTTGCATTTCATCATTATAAGTGTAGCCTCTAACATTACTTCTGGTAGAATAACGTTCACAAAGTTTCATCCACATTTGAGCTAACCTTGTAGTAACTTTGCCATTGTCTTTATTAAATTTACCATTATGCAATCCACCTTCCCAATGACTCTTTCCTACACATACTAAATTTCCTGCTTTATTAAATTTCCAATGTTGGAATGGTGGAAAATTTACTTTAATTTTACGGTCAGCAATACTTCTTGGATTTCTTCTACGTCCGGGTTCATCTGGAATATGATCGTATGTCATAACTCTGAATACTAAATCATTTTTAGGAATTTTTTGATAACTTATTTCACAATCACTATATCTTATTTTAGGATTAAGCTTCTTTTGTTTTTCATACTCTTGTTGGCATATTCTTTTAGCTTGATTACGTTTAGCTTGAGCTACAGTTCTTACGTTAATTTTCTCTATATTTGGTACTATTAAGTCGTATTGGGAGTCGTCTTCACCAGGAAAACTGCAATAACTGACCTTGGATCTGTGTATTTCTAACAACAAATCCTTATTATTTAGATAATTTACTTTTTTCATCGGGGGCATAGTAATTAGTCTACATTATAAACAGAGCACTTAATTTTGTCAACTAAATATTTGCATAGGAGTATTATGGTATGGCATTCAAACCCGACAAATTTAAAGATATGGAAGCCTACGTTAAAGGATTTAACGAAGGATCTAATTTGAAAAAATCAGTGTCATCCCTTGCGGATGGCGTTCTAGACGGAGCATCTAATTTCGTTGGAAAAATTAAACGAACATCCAATTCAATGATTGCTCAAATCTTTGATGGAATACCTTATATTAAAAAGGTAACGTCTGCCAGAACTGTTTTTCCAGCAGGAGAACAAGATTGGCGAGTAAAATTAGGTTTACCAGAACAAATTAAATCTATGTTTAATAAAAATGATATTATGGGGCCTTTAATAGATACAAACGGTTTGGTATTTCCTACAAATCCAACAGTACTTGTTTCACAAGAAGCAAATTATAATTCATTACATCCTGTTCATACAAATTATCCTTTTTGGGCTTATCAAAATAGTCAAGTTGGACAAATTACAATTACTGCAAATTTTCCTGTACAAAATTCTTTAGAAGCTAGATATTGGATAGCTTGTATTCATTATTTGAGAACTGTAACAAAAATGAATTATGGAAAAGGACCAGGAGCAGGTGAACCGCCTCCAGTAGTAAAATTTAATGGATATGGCGATTATGTTTTTAAAAATGTTCCTGTTGTAGTTACAAGTTTTCAATTTGATATGCCTCAAGATGTAGATTATATTAGTACTGGTTTTACTCCATTAGGAGGAACAGCGGTGCCGGGAGGATTTGATTATGAAACAGAAGCTTATGGAGTGCCAGGAAGTGAATCAGCTTGGGCACCTACAACAAGTTTATTAACAGTATCAGTTGTTCCACAATACAGCAGACGAGATGTTTCTACATTTGATATGAAGAAATTTATTAAGGGAGATTATGGAAAGGGAGATACAGGATTTATTTAATTATGGCAACTTTACGTTATGCAAAATCTAGTCCTTGGCACAACACAACTATAGGATCAACTCGTCTTGGTTATTTTAAGATAAGACCTGTTCCTGAAAGTGGTGATGATTTTTTATATACAGTAGAACCTCAATATAATCATAGACCAGATTTGTTAGCTTATGACCTTTATAATGATCCTAAATTATGGTGGATATTTGCTCAAAGAAATATGGACGTATTAAAAGATCCTGTATTTGATTTAGAACCTGGTGTAGAAATTTATATTCCACAAGGACCTAAAATACGTGAACTATTAGGAATATAAAAATGAGTGCTATAAGAACCAAAAAAGGTATAGATAAAAGAACCTTTAAGCAAAAAACAAAAGATAGAATTAACGAAATTGAAAATAAAACAGGTGATATAAAACAAGGAGATATCAAGATAATCGATTTATCTCCTAATATAACAAAAAGTATAAAAGGTGAAGATTCTAAATTTTTAAATCCTGGATTTGCAAAAAAATCAGAAAAAGAGCAGAGAGATGAGTTTAGTCCAGAAGAAAATGTTCTTAACAAATATAGAGCAGTTAATACAATTTTTACTTTAGCGGCTTTAGATTTTACTGAAGTAAATTTTCCTGAAACATTAAAAACAAATTCTCCAAAATTTGTAATTGCAAAATCTGGTGGCGGTGGAAATAGAGTTGCCAATGCAGTTCATGAACAACATGGAACTGTTTTAGAACTTTTTATTGATGAACTTCATGTTGATGCAATTGTTTCACCAAGTCCTAAAAATAGACATTCACAAGCGACAGGTGTAAATTTTAAAGTAATAGAACCTTATAGTATGGGTAAATTTTTAGAAGTATTACATTTAGGCGCATTAATGGCGGCGGATGATTTGGATGGGAAGAAAAATACAAATCATTATAATTCTCCATATGCTCTTATAATAGATTTTGTACCTGAGTCGGTTCTTAAAGAATCAGATGAACCTGTAGATATTGAAGATTGGAGAGGCTATGTGTCTCGAGATGTAAGTGGTTTAAGAAAAATAATTCCTATAAGAATTACTTCTGCTGATTTTAATGTTAATGCAGGTGGTAGTAGATATGATATTACGGCTGTGCCATGGAATGAAGCAGGATTTGATGATGCAGTAGTGACTGT